ACTCTTCGCCCCTCAGCGCCCCGGCAGCCAAGCCCTGCGACAACTGAGTAATAGACGCTGCCGTCTCTGCAGCGGTCGCGCCAGATACTGCAAACGACTGATTAATCGTTGTCGTTAGACCGATCAGGTCTGATTGGGACAGCCCAAGCTCTGTTGACGACCTTGCCAGCCTAGCGTACAGATTCGCAGTTGATTCAAAACTCGCCCGCGTGTCATTTGCGACATTGCCCAACCTTACCTGGATAGCCTCAAGCTCTGCCGTTCCGTTTGTAACTTGGCGCAACTGGTTAGCGACGTTTTGCCAGATATCGGCGTACTGGATTATCTCGCGCACGCCAATAGAGGCAATCACACCGGTTAAGGCCGCCTTTAAAGCGGTGCTTGCTGCAGAAAGTTGTCTGTTGGATCGTTCGGCCCGGCCCTGCGCGGTGTCCATTCTGCGCAACTCGCGGGTCGCGCCCCTAATTCCAGAACTGTCAACGATAAAGCCTAAGCTGGCGAGATCTTCGGACATTACACTCTCCTGTTAAGCTTAGCTGGATATGATTCCAATAAAAAGCCCGCCGAAGCGAGCCTTTTTTTCGTGCGATTTATTTTCCTAAGGCGACCTTACAAATACGTCCATCCCTCCGCTTGGCGTATTAAACCAAAGCTCATCAAGCAGCATTGTGATTTCGCCTTCTACAAATATACCGCCCCTCTGCATTGTCAGTCTGGCCTTCCCTTCACCTATAGGCTCCCATTCGCAAACCATCCCGCCTCCTTTAGTCATGAAGTATCGACATCCGCCTCCTTCGGAAAGGCGGATAGAGTTACCCGTGTACTTACTGTCCCACTCCCCAAGAAGCGGGCTTGGCTTGTCTTCCCCACATCCCGCCAGAAGCAGCGCCGCTAATAAAGCAAAAATAATCCGCATAATCCAGCCTCTCGTTGATATACAACGACTGTAGCAGATTATTACCGCTAGCTCATTCAGGCTAAAAGGCTGGCTAGGTCTTCCATTAGTTTTTGGCCTTTTTAGCTAGCTCTGCGGATTTGTCACGACTTTCGGAAAGGCGGTCTTGCATGGCCTTTAATGTAGATTCATTGCGCTCGATATAAGGCACATTGTCTGCAATGTCAGACTGCCGACCTCCTTTTGCCAGCCAGCTTGCGTACTCTCTTGACATGCGCGAAATGGCCTGACGATCCCAGAGCGTGCAAGCGCCCCCGGTTGACCGGTCGTATGACTCAATCTCGGCCCACGTCAGTGCTGACCCGCCCGGGGCAACGCCCGCTTCAGAAAGCCATTGAGTGAGGTATTCGAATCCGGATATGTCCGGCAAGCAAGTGTAAGGGTGGCCCTCGCCATATTGATCAAAGCGGGTTTGCCGGTTTTCTTTGCGCTGACGATCCGGCACAGAATGCAGCCACCCCAGTTGAGCCGCCCACAGACTTAATCCGTCAGCGACTTCCCGATAAAATTTTCCTGGTTCATCAAATACCGAAGGGACTGGATTCGGATATCCTTATATTGGGTGTACATTTCAACCAGCTTTTCGCGGTCTGGCTTGTCATATCCGGGGATATTTTCAACATCAAGCGTAATTCGCGCAAACAGATGGGCATCTTCTTTGGCCACCTCCTTTGCAGAACGAGTGTCCTTTTTGCCCGCGTGGCGCATAGCCTTGCGCTGGAACTCTGTCCACACGTCGCTATCAGGACCTTTGAGCTTGATGCGTAGCGGGTTGCCCTTGCCATCATAAGCAAGGTCTCCGTCGGTGCCTGGTACAGCAAGGTGAAGCCACGAACCGGACTCGGATGCAGATTCTGTGTCAAACATGGAGAGTAAATTGTCAGCCATATCTCATATCTCGCGATAGGTGCATTCGGGGAAGGTGACGGGCAGGCGGTGAATGAAGCCGCTTTTCGGTTTCCCTAGCCCGCCGAAACGGTTATACGGTTAGCAGTTTCGCAATCGCACCATCGGCGCCAGTCAGCGTAATTGTGCCGGTCAGGTATTTGCTGATGCTTGTCAGCGGAATGGCGATCTCTATGCCAATTGCAATTGAGGGCACGTCATAGCCTCCGGACACGTCCACACTGCCGACGCCGGGCACGCCAACAGTGGTGGCCGAGTCACCCAAAATGTTGGGAGTGATGGGACTGGCGGCGTCGTTGAGGATGAGCAGAACGTCACCGTCACTGAACGTGAATGTATCCGATGCGCCGAGCGTTGTTTCTGAAATGACTCGCGAGCCAGACCCGGTTAGTGCTGTTTTTGCAATGGTAGCCATGCTTACTCCTTATGGCGCTGCAACGCGCACGATTGGTGTGTTGATCTCAACCTGAACCGTTGACCCGACCATGCTGTTTGCGGAGCCTGGGGCTTTCGTGTAGCTGAAAATACGGCAGCTGTAATAGTCGATTGAGCCATCTTGGAACAGGACCTTCACCGCGTGCTGCTGGTTTTTGGTGGCGCCCTCTACGCCTGCGGCCAAAACCTGCTGACCAGCGTCCGCAGAGTCAAACTCCAAACCCATGGACTGAGACCCGTAGTTGACGAAACCCTTGTATTTTTCAGTAACGCCGGTGGCGAGCGGGTTGGACTCAACCACTTGAACGTTCGGGCCGTATTCAGGCAAATCAATAACTTCGCCGACTTCGACAAATGAGAGCGCTGCGTAACCGGCCTCATCAAACGTGGCCGGGTCGCCCGCCACAACTGATAGCTTTGTTCCTGTGCTGGTAATCTTGGCCATGGTGGGCCTCCGTAAATAAACGTTGATGTTTTCTTCGGACACAAAAAAACCCGCTCACGGCGGGCTTTATTGATTCTTTGGTGTTTTACCTCATTTGCACGAAAAGCCTCAGCCTTTAGGCAGGGAGGATGTCAAGAACAACTATTTGAGGTTTCCTCCGTCCACAATATGAGGTTTCCCCCGTCCAATGGAAACTGCAGCAAATTATCCAGTGTATGGCACTGTTACCATAATCATCAGCCGGTCAGGCTCTGAATTGATCTCAACGCTGTACGGGTGACGCTGAACTCGCACAAGGCCTGCGATAGTCGCGTTTTTTGGGTAGAGCGCCTTGATTTGGCCGGCCAGCGTATTGATACCGATAATGCCGGCACCCGGGCGCGCAAACACGTTAACCTGGAATATGCCTTGGGGCACGGTCGCGTCTGTTGGGGCAAGACCGTTGTCGATGCCTTGGTTCGGCATGAACAGAACCTCCAGCCAGTAACCGGTCTCTGGCGGCGCGAAGTTCCGGCCAGGCCATGCTATCGGATGGGATAAGGGCGCGCCGGCCAGCGTAGAAAACAGGCTGCCGGCTATTTCGTTATTCGTTGGTGTCACCGGTTAACCCTCGCTTTTACTTTTCTGGCGGCTTTGTTGACGATTTGCGTCCAGTTCTGAGCGGCGTGCCGGACGAAGCTGTACTTGGCCTCCATATTCACACTGTATTTTGCCGCCCACCCAAAAACGACTCGGTCCCCGAGCTTTGCTCGGTTCAAAACAATGCTTATGGGCCCGCTTGTATAGGGCGTTTCGCCGTTCCCGCTCGGCGTTGAATTTATTTCTGCACCAAAGCTGTTTCTCAGAAATCCAGTTCGGACTGGCATACGGCCGTTTTTGGCGACTGGTGTCTGAACCTCGGCAGCAATGTCTTGTGCTGCGGTCTTCCACACGGCGTCCAGTCTAGCGTGTGACTTTGCCACCCATTCTCCGACTGTTAATTGCGCCATTATCCAAACCCCTCAATTCGCGCAACGCGTGCGCCGAAATCTATCGTCGTCCTTGAAATACAGCGGCACGAAATTGTGATGCTCGCAGGCGCTCCCAAAGAGCTGTCACCAGGATATCGAAGCTGATAGCCGCCCACCGTAAACGGCTGATTGCCGCTCACCTTCTGCCCTTCGGCAAACATATGCGTCCTCCTGGTACGGGCGTCATTTGTTGCATCCCATGCGCGGGAAACGTCCGTTTCTTGCACGTTGCCTTCGGTCATCGCCTGGACTATGGATTCATGCTGACCGGCCCGAAGCGCATTAATGGATTCGGTTCTTGCGATTACGTCGCCCCGATACTTAATAGTCCTGGCCTGCAAAGCCGTTATCATGCGCTCAATTTTGTCTTTCGGTATCGGCGTATTTGTTCTTATGGCCTTTTTGACTGTGCGATCAAACCGGCGATCTCTGAGTTTTCTGTCAAAGTACCCAGCATCAAGGCCTTCTAGCTGTTCGCGGGCACTGGACACCCACTCGGCCTGCCGGCTGGTCATTCCGATAAAGCCGCCCTCGCGCCTACGTGTGACGCGATTCAGGCGCCCTACAAGATCCAGTGCAGACTGACGCGGATTGGTGCCGTTAATCAGTGCGGCTGTGAGCCTTTGGCGAACCATGTCCTTTTGGTCCTGGTTGACCTCCGTAATTAGCCGCGATGAATTCTCGCGCAACCACTGCTCGGCTCTCGGCTGGCGAATGTCGAAACGGAAAGCCAGGGATATATCGCCCTTTGGGATGCGGCCAACTTGCTTTGCCCCCACTGTGCCGCCCTCAGAGTACGAGGACTGTATCGCCGATTGCAGCGGGGCGAATGATGCCTCGGCAATGCCAAGGGTCAGCAAGACGATCTCAAGGTCGCCTGCGTCGATGCTGTCAGCAAGCTCTTTAATAATGACCGCGCTTTTTATGCCGTCCACAATATCCGTGAACGCCTTCCGCATCTCACGCTCTTTGTCAGCTGCGATTTGATTGAGGTTAATGGTTGCCATTACGACTTAATTTCCAATTCATAAAGCACATCCGCACCGGCGGGCGACAGCGGGCGCACTTCGATAATCGGCTGCCATGGACTGGACTCATCGGGAGCATCCACGCCCGGGGCAATCGTATCTGACTTTTTCGGCGCAAATCCGGTGGCGGCAAAGGTCAGCGTGCGGCGGGTTGACGCCACGTAACTACCATCCTCAGCTCGAACCCGGTTGTTCTGCTGAATGACGCGCACCACTGCATACTCCGGCGTAAGAGTTCCGCTGTCCGGGTCCCACGGCACGCCACCGGTTATGACCTCACGACGAATGCTTGCCGGATAACCCGCGTCGGTCGAACCCACAGATTTAATGGCCTCATCAACCTCTGCGGCGATTGCTGCCCAGTCCTCCATTACGACACCACCATTGCAGCGGGCAGGTCGTTGGGTGTCAGCAGTGGCGCCAGAAGGTTATCGATCGTGGTCGACACCGGGGATGATGCGCGGTCGCCCTTCGTGTTGCCGGTATAGGTCCATTTTATCGGCCCGACAGATGTCAGTACCTTCTTCTCAGACTCGGTGAACGTCTTCGAGAAGAACCCCGGCGTGCGCATTTCTATCAGCGCGGCTTCATACGCAGAATTGATTACGCGCTGCGGCACGGCCGTGTCGTTAACGGCATTACCATAACGGTCTGTGGCACCTTTACGTGGCCATGAGCGCTCCTGATCTACGCCCCCGGAAGGAGATCCAGGCCAGCGACGGTAATAGTGCCCATCCAGGTACACGGAGCCGCGTAGGCGAGCTGCCGACACAGTGCCGTCAGGCACGTCGTACCCGTTGGCCGCAACGTAATCCGCGAATCCTGAATCGTCTCCGTAACCTGGCATGGGTTATTCCTCGCTCTTTTTCTTGGGCTTTGCTGGCTTTGACGTTTCCGGCTGCGGATCTGCGGCGCCCGGAGTGGTGATTTTCACGCCTTGGCTGGCAAAGCTTTTAATCTGCTCTTTGCTCAGTTCGCCGGCATTCTTAACGGTTGCCGTCTTACCTGCCTTGACCACTTCTAGCCCGCCGTAGACCTTAATGGCCTTGTCGCGACTGGAGCCGTTTTCAATCTTGTACGTTGGCATGTTGATGCCTCCATTCGCTTGCAATATATGGCAATGGCTTTAACTTGAAAGGCCGGGGCGACATTAGCCGCCCCGGCGCATATCTTGCAGTACTTTGGCTTTAGCTGGCAGTGCCTTTGCGTAGAACTTCTGGCCGCTGGCACAGAAATAATGGGTAAGAATAAAGCTCACCCTTAGTCCACGCTTGGCGGTCACGGTCAGGAATGTTCATGGCGTAAGTGTCTTGGCCGAGAGTGTTAACAAATCCGCCAAACTCAGCCGGCGCCATCGCCTTCTTGAACACGCCGTTTGCATTGACCGGGAAGAACTTCGCTTCGTCCGCCGCAATAGCCACTACCGAATTATCATCGGTGCCCCGATAGTTCGAGAACGTGATGCCGCCATAAGTGAAATCACCAAATGCCTTCCCTTCGCGCAGATCGGATGCGGCAGCCCAGCCCTGATAAGTTGCAATAACCTGCTCATGGTTAATAAGCTTGTCGTAGAATTCATCGCCGACCAGAGCGTGAACCTTGGTGTTGGGTGTGAAAGCTCCGCGCGCGGATCGAGCCATGCCGCGAATGATCTCGGCGCATTTCGCTCGAATGTCGGTCGTTCCCGTGCTCAGTGCAAAGCTAACAGCGGCAGCTTCGGTTACACCAAAACGGTCAAAGTAGTCATAAATGACACTGGTGCCGTCTGCGTCCAGAAGCTTGCCTTGCAACGCGCCAAGGCGGTGATACTCATGAGTTAGCTCCATGTCCGCGCGAATGCGAGCCATGCGGCGCAAGAACTCGCCCTGAACCTGCTCCATTTCGGTTTCGGACCCAAATGCACGAATGCCTTGAATCTCTTCGGCATAGAGCGTAAACGCTTTAGCCAGTCGGGTTGTCTTCAGGGGCACAGCGTCGCGGTCATCGCCCGCAAGCTCTGAAGGTGGGGCACCGGTGGGGCTCGACGGAATCAGCGTTAAAGCGCCATCACGACGGTCCACAAACACGGTACGGGTGCGAACCGGCATAGGCTCGAAGATGTTCAGCTCGCCCAATAGCTGCGGCTGATAGTCCAACTTGTTCGCCACACCCGTCAGAGACGCCATGGAGAAGGCAGAGTTGTTAAAAATATCCATTGAAGCCATGTCTGCTTCTCCTTATTTGCGAACGATGATGCCGAGCGCGGCAAGTGCTGCGTCGGAAGTGGTGATCTGGGTGGCGTCAGCGCCAATCTCGTAAATCAGCTCGCTGCCATTTACTTCGGCGCTGCGGGCCACGATGGTGCGCTCCGCGGTTTCGCCCAGGCCGATACCTTCGTAAAGGATGCCCGCCTCATTTTCCGAGCCATTAGTGGCGCCGGCAGCGTGACGCACGTAATTGCCGCCCACCGTGACCTTACCGAGAATGGTGCCAGCCTCAAGGGCTGCAGCGGTGCCGTCTACAGTTACAGATTCGCGGGACAGGTAACCATTAGCCTCGCTCACAATAAAACCAGCCGTTCCCGGCCCTTTCACATTAATATCCATCGTTACGCTCCCTTCTTCATGGCGACACCGGCAGACTTAAACGCAGAGTCTCCCCAAGCGCTTGCGCCGTCGTTGGATTTGACGCTGCCAGCTGTGCGCAGCGGGTCGGTGGTGGTGTCTGAATCTTCAACAAGGATGTCAAAGCGCGCATCGATGTAGGCTTGAGACTTATCTTTAACGGCTTCATCGCCCAGCTTGGCAACCACGGCAGCTTTGCGAATATCTGCATCTGCTACGCCGGCCGTCTTCAGGTCTTTGGCGATAGCGGAGGCCTTACCAACCAATTCGGCGCGATCCTGCACGCGCTTATCCAGTGCGGCGGCGTCCATTACCTTGCCTTTGGTGTCGTCAAGCTCGGCTTGGATTTTTGCAATCTCGGTGTCTTTTGCCTCAATTGCGGTGGCGTGATTCTTGGTGGCGTCATTCATGGCGTCTGCCATTTTAGACTTGAACGTTTCAATTGCGGGGGCATCCGAGGCAGCTACTTGCACCGCCTTGTCGCCCATCACCACAGTTATCATAGTCATGGTTGATCCTTCTGGTTTATGGTCGTGGTTGAGCGGGGCAATGCCCCATGCGCGGTCTTTCCCGCCGTCCGCCGCACCGTCTCCGATGCGGGTGTTTCCTGCTCTTGGGTTGTTGTCTGGAAGATACGCAACATGATTGAAACGAAGATCGCCGGATTGGCGGTATTGGTACGATTCGCCGTTCTCTGTAGTCCCATCACCGGGCATAACGTCAACCGTGTAGCCGGCCGATAGCGATCGAGCGCCTTCCGATACTTCTTTCGCAGCCTTGGCGTCCATAATCGCCATGGAGGCAATAACGTGCTCGCCATCGCGCCGAACTGTGCCGCCCATATGACCGACGGAAAGATCTCGCCAACTATTAGCAGATACGCCGTCAGGCGGATGCCCCCTCGTTACTGGTCGGCCGGCAAGAGACATCATGCTGTTCTCGTCAAACACAACGTCAGGGTCTCTATACACGCCCCATGTCTTGCTAGCATCGTCGCCAGTCAATCCAATCTCTGAACCGAGATATTGCTGTACGTTACCGGCGCGCGAGACTCTCGCCTCACCTACTAGATATCCGTCACGCGTGAGCTTTAAGCCCGACGCGTCAAGCGTCATACTGTCTCTGATCTTCATAGGTAATCCTTTTGGATTTCGCTGCTTAGATGCGGAATTTAATGCCGGGCTGGAGTGGCGTCTCGATAGCATCCGCTACAAGCCATCCTTTACGCAGGCGATCTGCGAGAGTATGCGGCTTGAGCCCGAAAGCCCGCGCCGCCTCAGAGCAAGTGTATCGCCGGCCTAGATATTCAAAGACTAGATTGTTTCTGCGATTACCGGCCTGCACTGACAATGGTGCCCAGCGGCAGTTGCCTGGCTCATAGTCGCCATCGTTGTCAATGCGATCAATGGAAAGCTCGGGGCTGGGCTTTCTCCCCATGTCATCAAGGAAATTTTCAAAACTGTTGCACCATCGATCGCACATCTTGATGCCGCGGCCGCCATACCCAGCGAAGTTGCTGACGCTCGGGATATAACAGCGAGCCTTCGCACTTTTCCATGCACTGTACTCTGACGTGCGCTTGCCTCCGCATGAATGACCATGCGTGGTCGTGCGATCCTGTATAACTTTAATGTTTAGGCACCCACAGCTCTTAGTGACGCCTCGCTTTAGCGATTGAAGCTCTACCGTAGCGGTGCTTCCGCAATCACAATCACATTTCACCGCTCTGCGGTAAGTGCCATTAGCAGGAACGTAATTGCCGCGTACTTCGCGTACGACGGTTAGTCGGCCGAAAACTCTTTGACCGTTAAGTAATTCTGATAAACTCTTGCGAGCCATGCTGGCACCTCACTTGTGCTGATTTGGTTAGGGCTGCGAGCGTGTTGAAGCACGAGCGCAGCCCGCTTATTATACCCTCCCCGCCGCGTTCATACATCCTCCAGCGGATCAGGAAGATCCTCTTTTTTCGTAATCCCGAAATCTTCCATAGCCTTCTCAAGCCCTGGCAAGTCGCCGGCTTCAATGAATGCGTTGATTAGGCTCTCAGACAGCGCCTCAATCGGAATCAGCGCGTCACCCATGCCGGCGGTTCCAGCCAACACTCGGGCCGCGTCGGCCTTAACTTTGAATATCTCGGCCTTTTCCTTGTCACTCATCTGCCAGAGCGGGCGGAAACTAAACCAACAATCGTCTGGATATTCGCCAAGGGCAGAGCGCACAACCAGCCTCAGCAGCTTTTCAAGAGGCTCTCGCAGCGTCAGCTCTTGTTCTGCGCCAATGCGGTTGTAGTAGTTCTTCTCGTCGCCCTCGCCGGTGCTAGACATCCCTGCTGGGCTTTGCCCAAGAAAACGGGTCGCGGGTATGTCAGCGGCTCCAGAGACGATCTGAAGCTGCAAGCGCTGAATCTCAGGGAGTTGTGCAAAGTTGATCGTTTTCTGGTGGTATTCGTCTTCCTTGTCCAGAACCACGGCATTCACCGTCGATTTCATGCTCTGAACCAGGGAGAACCGCTCCTTCACAGCCTCCTTGTACGCTTCCGACTCCATTCCGCGCATAAAGCCGTCGATCTTGAACACGTCCACCTTGGCCTCTTGCACCAAAGCGGCTATACCCTGCTGGCCGGCCGTGGCGTCACGAATGGCAATCTCAATCGAATCCAGAATGCTGTCGCCCCAGCGATCAACCAGAACCTCCCAGTCAGTGGGCAGTTCGGCGCCGATGAATCGAATAACGCGGGAAGGGTGAATTCTGACTGTGCCGGTCGCTGCGCTCACCAGGTCGTAGTAAGTGGGCTCCATGTAGGCCGGTGACATGGGGTCATAGTCGAGAAGACCGCTGGTCAAGTGGTAGCGGTCCATGACCTTAATAAACGCCAAGCCGCCTTTTCCGATTGCTCGCGGGTTGAGAGGCTGAGAGTGATCCTCTGATCCGTCGCTGATCAGAATGGCAGAGCCGCCGTACAGTCGGGCTTGCTTAAGTGCGGACAGCACATTCTTTCGAACGCCGAGCCGTTTCTCTTCTGCCTCAATTGCTGAAATCTGCTTTTTGTCGCATTGCCAGGCCCAGCCCTCGCGCATCATGTCAAACGCGGGGATATCCACGGCCTTGCGACACATCCAGTTTGAGCGGTACGCCGCCTCTACTTGCTGCCGGCTCAGCGGTTGAAAGTTCCACGACCCGTGCGCCGCTTTGTCACGATCACTGCCAAGTCCGGACAGGGCGTTCACCAGGCCGCGTGATACGTCAGCAAAAAAGTTGTTCATGAGTAAACCGCCATCATGTCGTAGCCTTTGTTTCGGATTAGTGGAGACAGGGCGTAGCGGACGGCATCCCATCTGTGATTGTGGTTGTCGCCTATCTTGGGCAGTATATCGCCAGACCTTTTGTCAATTTTGTAGCTGTACAGCCGGGCCTCTTCCTGCATCGCCTTGCATCGCGTATGAATAACGATTTCGTCATACGTTTTTATGTGCTCCACCCCATCCTCAACGCTGCCCGGCCATTTCTCGACGCCGATTACGTTTGGCATCCCGTGGCGCCGCAGGTAGCTGATAGATTCCGGCCTGGCTGAGTCCGCCCGCGTAACGTGTTTGTGCGCGTCAGGGTCGTGATCCGCTATGTAACGCGTTGTATCGTCAAGCTCTAAACCGACGCGCCCGCAGTCCTGATCTATGTAGAGGGTGTTCTCGTTAATCCAGCAGCGAACGTAAGCGGTTGGGTCTGCGCTAAACCCAAAATCCAAACCCTGATAGGGTCCGTCCCAGCCTGTCCCAGGCTCGAATTCATCAACGCGCCAGTTTTTGAAGATTTGCGATTCTGACTTTGTGTTATACCCGCCCAGCCAAATGTGGGCGTAGCGTTCGTAATCAACGCGCCGCTGCCATTCGGCCAGCTTTATCATTTCCTCCGGGCACCACGGGTTATCGTCGTAATTGACGTGGACCAGAATTGCGTCGGGGTTGTCTTTAAAAAGGGTTTCAACGGCGTTATCAGGCTGTTCAGGGTTCCAGCTAAACCACAACTCAGAGCCAGGCTTTCGGATTGTCGGTACCAGCAGCTCAATAGACCGGTGGCTCAGGCTTTGCGACTCCTCGCACCACGCCCTGTCGAATCCCTCAAGCGACTTAATGGAATCGGCAGTGTGATCCATCATGCCCTGAAATATGATGATTCCATGCCCGCCTATGCGGCGTATTTCGGTCAGCGTTATATCAAACAGGTAAGCAACACCCATGGCCCGAATCTTGTCTTCGACCAGTTTTTTTGCCGAAAACTTGAGAGACTTTTGCACCTCTCGAACGCACACGGATTGCTGATCTGGGTTGTAAACGTGTTCTTCAACCAGCAGCTCGGCCATAAAGTGCGATTTTCCGCTAGACCTGCCGCCTCTGGCGCCTTTGATTCGGCTTGGCTTTAGTAGCGGGACCGCCCATCTAGGCGTTTGAATTTGCAGGGTCGATAATGACACGCTCGATTCTGCCTATGGTTTCGCCGTTGCTGGTGTGGTCTACCTTGTCCGTGAATAGCTTCAAATGCCGACCTAAAAGCTCATAGCCTTTAAAGACGTTTGTGGCGTCATACTTATAGGCCGGGGCAACCTCTCCATCTTCTGTCTCAATCATTACCAGTTCGCCGGAGCGATCTCTAACCGGCTCGCCTTGCTCGCATCGACTGATGTTTTTTGCAATGCCGTTAATCACGAAATCTGCATCAATCTCTGTGCGCTCTGAACGCTCGATCATGGCTTCCTGAATGGCGGCCTGAATGCTTACTTTTGCTAATAGTTGTGCCGCCTTGCTGTTGGCGCCTTTCGGGCTATACCCAGCCCTGATTGCCGCCTGAGTCGCATTTAAATCACAGAGATATTCATCGACAAATCTTGATTGCCTGGGCGTTAGCTTTCTCGGCTTGTCTTGACTCTTATCGCCCACGATCTCAACTCCACCAATTGTTTTCCATATTACGCAACGATCCAGTGTCCGGCGATGCCCCCACCGCCACCTGCAACGTCCCCGTTGCGGCAATGCTCTTTGGGCCGTTAGATGTAGCCATTATTGAACTCCGAGGGCGTCAATCAAGCCGTTCAGCTGAATCGCGCATTCTTGATATTGATAAGCCCAGGCTCGCATGGTCAGAACCACATCTTCACCGGTCCCGCTCGTCAGCAGCGGTAGAGTCTCCGGCACTTTTACTGTCAGATTTGCTGGCAGAATGACCTTGGGCGATATTGTTGAGCATCCGAAAAGAGTCGCTGTCAGAAGGAATGCACACGTTCTTAAAAGTGGTCGTCTGAATCTCACGAATCACCCCTCGGTCAATTACTCTTTCGCTGCCCCTGAACTCTCTGAGGCGCTTTTCAACCAGACTGGCTATATCGGCCTGGCTCGCTCTGATCTCGTCTGCCAGCGCTTGCTGTGCGGTGACTGCGATTAGTTGTTTGCTGTCCTCAAACCATCCCCTGGCCATCCAGCTGCCTGCCGAGATAGAGGCAACGGCTACGAGAATGATTGCGGGCTTGGCGTAAGGGATCATGTTCGGCCTTTAACGGCTTCGACTGCATTGCCGCCGTAGTAGTACAAGAGGTTGGCTGAGAATACCCATGCTAAGGTCTGGGCCAGCGGCACCAGTTCAGCGTTGATTGAGCCAAGCATCATTTGAGCGAGAATGACGTATAAGCCGAGCAGGCTGGCGTAGGCCATCATTCGGCGGTGAAACCACCACTGGTTAGGATTTGGGTGATCGCTCACCTCGACTCCTCATTGTTCATCCTGCGCTTTAATATCTCAATCTCGGCCTGCATTCCGGTCATTCTTGCGTTGCACTCGTCACGCTCTGTCTGCATTGACTTTCGGTGATCTTCAGCTTGCAGCTTCATCATCGCGTCCAGATTTAGAACCAGGCCGTTCAGCCGGCCAATTTCCGCTGCCAGATGCTGGGCAAGCATGTTTTCGCGCTCTGCAAGATCGGTATCGCGGGACGTGTTTCGAAGAAATAGAATCTTTACGAATCCAACTGCAGAAAAACACGCAGCGGTGAATACCGCGCCAAGAAAGGCCCAGAATCCGTTACCGTTTGCTAATTGGCTGGTTAAGGTGCTCCAGGGCATTCGGAAGTCTCGGCTTGGTGAGTTCACGGTTACAGGTTGACGCGGTGATCAAGCCAGCCGAACACGAACGACTCATTGCGCTCACGGCTTTCTGAAAGCTCGATGTAGCGGCCGCCTTGCAGACAGTTCAGGGCCTTTAGGAGTACCGCTTGCCCCCTACTCTGGCGCTTGTCCAGGAAGTCTTTTAGGGCCGACAGCGTTGCATTCCCAACCAAGCCATCAACAGTGATATCGCTGTAGTGCGTGCCTTGATTGTTCAATGCGTTAAGGCTGCGCTGCAGGAATATGCCGGGCCAAGCAATGCCCATGTTTACACCGGTATCCAGAAGCTCTTCGGCGATGGCTTGGTCGATCATTGCTACCCGGTCAAAGTTCGGGACTGACCAGTATTGTTCTTTGTAGATTGAGACCGCCAGAGTTCTTGGCATGTGCCGCATAGGGCCGTCGAAGCCATGCAGCCGGGCCACCTTCTCGGTGATGCCGTACATGGTGGGGCCACCCTTGTCGTTAGGGTGATCGACAAACGCGCCCTCCCGCTCGATCAGCTCATCAATGATTTGATTGAGTCGAACCATGACGAGCTCCGGAATAAAAAAAACCGCACAAGGCGGCAAAGGTGCGGCGTAGCAGACCGCTAGGATGTGGGGCTATTGCGCTGTAAAGAGTTCGCCAGTCTCACCGTGAGCATGGAATAGGCCGCTCAACGTCGTATGGCCAGACACAAAAAACCCGCCAGATTAGTGTCTGCGGGCTTTGGTGGCTCTTTCGAGCAAGTGCAGATAGTGTGCTCCACAATAAGAAAGCTGTCAATACTTACAGGCTGTATGAATTAACAGGTAAATACTTGTTGACGTAAGCAGCTTACTGGCTTACATTAGAGCTATAGAGTTAAACAACCAAACGGAAGGAAAGCGAGATGGGCAACATTAGCCAGAAAGACCTACAGCGCGGAATAGAAGCAACCAAAGTGACAGCCGAAACCCACCGTCGTTTGGGCTGGTCGTTTTCTCCACCTGCCTTCGCTTGCGAACAAATCCGTACAGCTTACAAGCAAGCGTACTGCAGCCTCTAAGACCACCTGGCCCTTCGGGGCCAGGCACCAAACTAAAGGAAATCAAGATGAGCACATTTACTATTAACTCCAAAGATCACGGCGAAATCAGCTTTTTCATGCAGGGCGCCGAATCCGACGAGAGCCACTACGTTTTTCTTGGCAGCTCGTCACTCGGCCAGCAGCTTTGCAGTGGCGGAAAGCTCGGGGGCTCAACCATCACGGCCACGCCTGAGACGTTTGAAAGCGTCTGCCGCAAGTGGCACAAGCAGCGCCTAGAAATCGTCAAGGAACATGGAGAAAGCTACGCATGATTACGCAGACCACAGCGCAGCGAGTAAGCGCAATGCGCAAACGTAACAACTCCAAAACCCTGAGCGTCAGCGGCGAAGCGGCGAGGGCGATTGCCGATTACCAGCAGCGCCACAGCTTACCAAATCGATCAGACGCCATTCTTCACGCCATCAATGCCGCTACCTAAGCGGCTTTTTTCTGCACTCCCGCCATCAACCCCTCAAGCCGCGAATACGCACTGCTCACCCGCTGCACGAACGCACCCACGCTACACCCCGCTTCATGAGCACACGCGGCGTCATCCCATAAAATATACACCGGCTTATCTTTCTCAAACGGATCAATGGCCTTCGCTTTCGTGCGCCCCCTGAATGCCCTATCAAGTACAAGCGCCTGCCTCTGCTCCGGCTTTAGCCCCCCCATCAAATCCTGAGCTTGCGCGAAGTCCTCCGGCCACTTTTGCATCCGGTCACAGATGCCGGGCATTTTATCGATGCCGTAGAAGCCGGATGATTGCGGTATCTCGCCCTCGAAATCGGCTATCTTTCCACTTACACCAATGCCCTGCCATGCCAGATCCTGCTCACAGGCCAGAGCCACAACGATAAACCGATCCACCACTTTCTCCGCCTTCACCCTTGCCGCCCTGCTTTCCGGTGTGCGCTCAGTCATCGCCATAATCAGCCCCTTAAACGATTAAAAATCCCACGTATCGCCATTTCCTCACCCTGCCCTTTCAGCCAGTCATTCAACTCCTGCCGACTTATCTCCTTCGCCTGAAACCCCGCCCACTTTTCATGCGCCACCCTCTGCCAGTCCGGCATATCGAAACCCTCAAACCTCTTGCCGAATCGGTCGCGACAACTGCGAGTTGCTTCGGCCAAGGTTTCGCCGGTGAGCATCGGAAATGACTTGCCGGCGACGATTGCAATTAGTCCGATCACCGCTTATCCCACTGCTTGCGGCTCTTGCCTTTCCCTCGGTTTTTGCCTGGGCCTTCATTCAAGTCAATAAGAATATCGGAGCATTCAATAGATCCTGCTAACGCAATTGCCAGGGCAGTCTCGCCTAGCCGGCGCTCATACTGAGCCTGCGATTGATAGCTGATCTTTATGCGTGCTGGTAACTCACTCCATGGGTTCATGCCGCCTCCCGTTGCTTCAGTAGCTCCCGCGCTCTAGCTCGATACTCCGCTGCCATTAGCTTCATTTCTTCGGCAGTGTATTTCTTAGCTTCATTTGGCCCCTCTAGGCGATCAACTTCTGCCTGTCCGATTTTCTCAATCAGCCTTTCTCTATACTCCTCGCTAACCGTGCGCCTTTTCCCGGCATACTTTCCTTCGCCTGCGTTACATGACTTGAGCTGTTTGTGACAATTAGCCTCGTCAAACCTATACTCAGGATGGCTGCCAACTGAGAGGTAATGCCCTGCATCCCATTGCCCTCCTACTTTCCAGAACTCGTCATCTCCCCACTGCCCGCAGCAAATACAGGGCAAGTGCAAATCGCGGTTGCGTATAAACTTGTTGAAGTCACGCTGGCAGTCCTTCTCATAATCACGGCGCGTTTTAAGCCGCTCTTTCTGCTGCTTCACCCATTGCCGCGATTCTTTGACCACCTTGGCCGCTTTGCGCTCGTTGTCCTGCTTAACCAATGCCAGTGCACAGGTTGGACCGCAGGCGCGCTGTAGGCTGTTGTGGGGCTCGTATGGAGACTTGCAGATTCGGCACTTTCTCATCCGGCAGCCCCTCCAACAATTGATGCAGCGGCGGAAATCGCAGCCACGGCGAATATTGATGCAGATAGAAAATTCCGCGCCCGAATATCGTAGCCAACCATTCCGCAGGTAAAAGCGAGTGCAAATATCGGCGCATATAAAATAATCATTCCACCCCCTCCACTTCATCCAAAGCCGCCATCGCGTAATGCCTGAAAGTCAAATCCACTGCCCGACTCCGGCCCACGTCCGAACACTTGATCTTGCCGCCCAATGCCAGAAACTCCGCCGTCTGTGCTTCGATCTTCGCGGATTCGTGGCGCTTTGCTGAGTTGCTGCGCATTGAGATGTTGACGGGCTGGTATCTGCGCTTTAATTCGTTTTTGGTCATGCCCTTTCACCTCTGCCAATAAACCAGCTCAACGCCCTATCCAGCGCCGGCACCGCCCACCATTCGACAATTTCTCGGTTGCACTCGCGGTCCTGGTAAAACTCTGGTCCGCAGTACCGGTGCCAGGTCATATACACGTAGCCGCCATCGTCGGTGCGTAACCGGTGAGGGATTGAAAAGCTCATGTGGATAATCATGCTGCCAACCCCACTAAGTTCGCCATTTGCTCGATTTGTTCCGGCGTCATGCCGGTCCAGTAGTTGTCGATAACGTGCTGACAGAACTGGCCATAAATCGCGTGAAACTCGCCATCGTCCATATCCGCAAAGTTCAGGCTGAGCGGCATCCGTATCGTGGCCAGGCCAACGCCCGGAACCTGGACGCCCATTTCCTCGCAGCCAATGTTGCCCTCCCATTGCAGCCGCTTGAGGACGCCGTGGGGCTCCATGTTCTGGAAGCCCTCGATGTTTTCCACCAGCATCTGCCCGAGCTTGTGAGCCCGGCGCCAGTTGTGCAGGCTGCGGGGCTTCTTGGGGTCAGCGGCAAGAACATCCCCGACACGAAAACCCCGCTTGCGCAGGGTCTGCCGAGAAATGTCATCGTTTGGGGCCAGCGTTCCTTCGGGCGTTACCCGGAACATCACGGCGCGGCTGGTCTTTTTGCGGGCTGGCTTGCTCATCGCAGCATCCCCGTTACGCCGACTACCACGCCCATGAGTGCAAAGTAAAGCGGGTCAGTTACTCCGGCGGACTCCATTGCCATCCCAGCCACGGCGAATAAAACCGCTGATAGGACTATCATTTCTCCACCCTGATCCATCCGCGATTCATGATGCTGATTGCGATAGCTCTTGCCGTGTCGCCCGGCATGTATATATCTAGCGCATCCATATCATCGAGCAGTGCGCGGGCCAGGTCGTCACGGTTCCGCTGCTCTTTTGTGAGGAGTGGCCGAAAGTTGCAATGCTCCATCCGGCGAACAATGTCTTCCCCGTTCCGCGTGGAAAACCAGACCTTCATAGTCTCGGCCTTGAAATAGCCTTTGATGAGCACTGGCTCGTAATCGCGTGAACCGCCGTCAGGGTCTTCCAGCCAAACCGCATCACACTTATCTCCAACAGCTGGCACAAGCCCCTCCCATTCCGGTGCGGCTGGCTGTGCGTCTTCAGGGCTGGAATTTGGGCGCTCAAAGAGCATTCCGGTGTCCATAAATGTAACGATCGGCTTTGGCCCCTGGCGCAACACCACCCACTGGTCTGAATCGAAGGGCTTCACGAAGGCGCCGTAATACTCGCTGTAATGCGTGGCATCTTCTGACGCCCATACGCCCCACCATTGCGGGTCTTTCAATTGCGCTGCTGTTGGTTTGTTCATGCCGCACTCTCCGGGCCATTGGGCTCAGTCGAATAGCCATTTCGCTCATAAAGCCCGCGGCGCTCTACAACAAAACCGTCATGCATCAGGCTGTGCAGGGCGCTGCGAATATCTTTCGGGTGCTCGCCAAGCTCTATCGCAACCGAGGCGCACGTTACGGGCCTGCCTGCAATGGTTACTGAGCGAAGAACTCGGCGATTTAGAATCTCGTTTGTCATTGTGTCGCCTCCGGGATAGGTCGTTTTTTGCTGAGTCACGCTTCGCCCTCCGCATACAGCTCGGGGCAATGCTTGCGCATGGATTTGTCGATAGATTCTTGTTTCACCAGCTCTACAAACAGGTTGCACGAATGCTGTAGGCCGCGATCGACTACAGCCACGCGGTCGGAATGCGATACGTGCGGTATTGACGCAATATCAATGGTTATGCTTTCGGCACCGTCGATGGCATCAGCCACCCCTCTGAGCGCCCATGCAAATCGCGACCGAAGCCCCATAGCACGCTCTTTTGCGGCGGCGCGATCCATTGCTAAAAACTTAAACCAGTAGCTGCATCTACTCACTTTGAGCTCCCCACGGTAAAAGGCAGATCCGTGCGCCGGGCCGGCTGATGCCACACTTCCCGGATTGCCGGGTCTTGGGTCATCGGCTCCAGCGTCAATTCGCGATCACATTTGTGCATTTCCAGCTCATCCAAGTGGATGCCGTGCTGAGGGTGTGTGCCGCGCTGGCAGTGTGGGCAGGTCATGCGACTTGCTCCCCAAAAATATCCATCTGTTTGGTGGCTTCGTTGAATCGCTTGGTGGCGGCCTTGTAATAATCCCCGTCAAGCTCAATCCCAACGAAGTCATGGCCGGCGTAATGGGCTGCAATGGCGCTTGACCCGCTGCCGAGGTGGGTGTCTAGGATTCGGTCGCCGGGCTTGGCGTAGTTGCTTAGCAGCCACTCGTAGAGCTTGACCGGCTTTTGCGTTGGATGAATTCGTTTCTCGTTAAGCTTTTTATCCCCATGAGACCCTTGAATCATTCCATTCCACCGGTACCGGAAAACTCTAACCGCCTTTTTGAACGAGCTAAACGCAAGCTCGGCATCCGCGAACGAGCTAGATCCATTTTCTTTGTCCCAGACAATCCAGCCCGGACCGTTTGATGGGAATCTGTCAGAAAAGTGGTTGGCTCCCCATATAATTTGGTTTCTTGAAACCCTAAAAAGCTCCATGAAGTATTCCGATTCCGGGACTTCCCAGTGTTTTAATTCGCCGTAAACTCCAGCCGGTACCCGAGTGCTAGAAAACTCCCCATTTCGATAAAACCCAGGCTTATTTGGACCTTCAAAATAAGGCGGATCAACAATTGCCAATTCAAAAGCGTTATCTGGCAGGCTGCGCATGTAGCCCATGCAGTCAAGATTTATCAATTCAATTTTAGGCATTTGAGTGAACCTTGTAATGGCATGCTTTGCAAAGAGTCAGCCCATTATTAATGTCAAAACGAGAATCAGGGTGATCCGCAAAGCTTTTTATATGATGAGCATGCAAGTAAACGTTCTTTCCATTTCCGCACCGTTCTTCGCAGTGCTGGCATTGGTAGCTGTCTCGCTCAAAGACAGACTTTCGCCATTCTCGCATTGCTTTACTGTTTCTTATTCTAATTCTTTCTGGTGTAACGCCACCTTTCCATGTTGGAGATTTTTCACCAACGCGGGTTTTGCAAAAATTTTTAAATTCTTCGCTTTTTGGCACGCCTTTTTGCCATTCTTGATAGCAACGTTTAGAGCAAAATTTGTTTTGCCCTTTTTTAATTTGGCTCGGCTTTCTCCAAAAACTGGTTCCGCACTGAATGCAGTCAAAGTAATTCCCCTTGCATAGATAATGCCAGCCATTTTTTTGCATAAACCATCCCCTACTTGAGTCGATGGCTTAATTATATCACAGAATTCCATGCAATCGCCGTGGATTAAGTTAACCCTCATAGCTCCACCCCCATGCGCTCAAGTTCGGCCCGAACCTGGCTTGGCGTGAATCCGTGCCGGTAAGCGGAAATGGCCAAGGCGTTGCGGCGCTGGATCGTCAGCAATCTGTGGTGCTCGGCCTTCAGCGCTAGAATCCTGCCTCTGTCTTCGTCGGTGGCAAGGCGTGTTGGTAGGCCCAGCAGCACGCGCTCAACGACTGAACGGCCCACCTCGCACTTTTTGGCAATCTTGGCGTTGCTGCTGATGTACTTCATTTCGTTGCGAGCCTCGCGACCCTGGATAACTTCTTCAGCGGCTTGGCGTAGGCTCATTTGGCACCCCCGATCCGGTAGGATTTCCAATCAAACTCAAGGGCTTTCCCTCCAGATTCACGCAAACGATCAACAACTCGTTCGCCCACACAGGCGGGCAGGTCTACGGCTTGCAGATTGGTGATTAGGATCGTGGGCTTTTCGGCCAGGTAGCGGGCGTTGATAGCCTCGTAAGCAACGGCCTGCTCGAAATCGGTGAAGTTCTGCATACCCACTTCGTCCAGCACCACAAGAAGCGATGCTTTAAAGTTTCCGTAAACGGTGCTCTCGCTGTACGTGGCACCCTTTGAGAATGACCCCTTAACTTCCCTCACCAATTCGGAAAACGTCCAGTAGTGACAGCCACGGCCAGTCCTACGGATGGTTTCAGCCAATACAGCGCAAGCCAGGTGCGTTTTTCCGTTGCCAACCTTGCCGAGCAGGATCAAAGACCGCCCGCCGTGGTCATCGCTGCACACCAGGTCGAGGTATTCGCGCATACGCTTGGTGTGACTTTCAGCCTTGTGATTAACTGGCTCGAAATTCTCCAGCGTTTTGTTCATGAACCGCTGTGGAATGCCAGAGTTCTGCACCATGCGCTCAATGCGGTCGCGGAACATATCGGCCTGGCGCTGCTGCTCTTCGGCTTTCTGGCGATCCTTCTCACGCTGATCTGCGCAAGCCGGGCAACCCCTCCAGCCCTCTGAAACTTTGCCCAGCCCGGAATGGTGGATATTCACGAAATCGCCGTGGTTCTCGCACTTTCCGCCATCTCGCTTGTCGATTCCCAAGAGGCGATCCATTTTCTCGGAGCTCATTGCAAGAACATCAGAAATTAGCTGCGTCATCGGACACCCCTTTAATCAAACCTGCACTGTAATCACGATCTTCAAAGCCTGTGTGGCGGCTCTTAATCGGGTGGATTTCTGCGGTTGGCTTCTGGCGACTCATCCATCCGTTGAGGTATTTCGGCATTCCGCGTAGCGTTTTTTGCTTTGACGGGTTGGCAATAAGCCAGAGCCTGGATATCTTTAGCTGGTGCCGAACATCAATCCTTGGGTAAGCAGAACGAAGCTCTGCAACGAAAGACTCGTCAGGGGTGTAAATTTCTCCTCGCCTCGTCGGAAACTCTATGACTGAAGTTTTGGCCTCGCTTGCTGGCGATTCGCCGATAGGCGCTGAGCCCTCATCACTTTTACTGTCATCAGGTATCAGGGATAAGGAATCAGGTATCAGGGATAAGGAATCAGGTATCAGGGATAAGGAATCAGCAGGATCAGTTCCGTTCTCGGACGGTACTTGTTCCGTTTTAGTCTCGATCTTTCCTGATTCGCCTGTATCTGATTGATTAACAGGATCTTTTTCTGTTGATGCTTTGGCTAACTTTGACTCATCAAACGCCGGAATATCACTGCCGCGTGTGATTTCGTTCTTGTGCGGATTCTGGTGTTTTTTGAAGTTGCAGATGTGCAGGTAACGAGAACCGTTCTCGTCATACCTTTTAACGAACCCGGACCGTTCCAGTTCCGACACAAGACCGGCAATATCAACATCGTCATAAGGAAGGGTTTGCACTTTCAGCTTTGCCGGCTTGTATTCAAGATTCCCGTTAAAGTCGGCCAGCATCCACGCGTAAATAAAGACCAGCCTGGCAAACGGATCTGTTGCAGCAAGCTCATCATTGTCGATGATTCCCGGTTTGATATTTCTTGCTCTGGCCATTACGAAAACTCCTGCTGCAGGTTGTGTACCGCCCATTGGCCAGCAAGCCAGTGGATGCCCTTGGCAGTAAACTTGGCGGCGTTAAAGGTATGTTCGTTGTCAGCGACACCGGTTTTGACTTCAAAGCGGCCAGCCTCGATGTGATTGCCGTAGGGCATCCATTCCCCTGCCAGTCTGTACATGATCTTTTCGTCGGCCAAAAACTGGCGAAGATCGCGCTCATTGGCCCTGAAAAGCTTGGCAACCTGGCGGAATCCTTTGCTGCCGGAATCGGTGGTCACGTAGCGGTCTACAAATTCGACGGCGGGCTTGGCTTGCTCTATGGCCTTCTGCTGCTGCTCGATCTGTTCGGCTTGGTCAGCGGCAAGGCGTAGGGCGCTGGATAGGGTTGTTGGTATTTGTGGTAGGTCGGTGCCTTCCAGCTCTGTCATCCGGTCAAACACTTTTGCCTGAAGGTCGTAGCTGTAGCTCATAGCCATAAGGCAGGCTTCCCGTTTTGGGAAGTTGTAAATATTTCGGGTGTGCGTTACGCCTCCAGCAACGTAGGTTCCGGTTCCCAAAAATTCGGGAGCCGTTAAGCCCAAGACCCTTGGCACTTTCGTCATAAAATGGTCGTGTCTGAGTGGCGACTGCCGCCCTGGATATTCAGAGTTAATGAAATCAACCAGATCAATGCTGCTCATTGTCGGAAACTTGGATTTGATACTTGGTATAACTTGAGACATACTCTTCTCCGTCTTCTGATTAACCGCCGAGGTGCTACACACACCGCTTGAGGCGGTTTTTTGGTTTTAGGCTAAAAGAACCCAGGCTTCGCAATTGAGCGTGTCAGCGCCATAAATCCCTTTTGCAGATCCGTCACGCCGATAGATAGCCAGCGTGGATCGGGTTGCTCATCGGAAGTTGTTGCGAACTCTGCCTTTCTCAGTGAGTCGCACAGCTCGCCCACTTCGGCAGCCTTCTCTTTAATCCTGTTCATCAAGTCGATTTCGGCCTGAGATAAATCCCGATAGCCTTTGATTTTCTTGTGTTGGTTATCCATGCTTCCTCCAGTTAGTTGTCAGGCCAGTTTCCAACATGCCCAGGTCGTACTGCTGATGCTTCCGCATATGTGAAGGACTCACGCGGGATTAACCCGTCACACGCTTCCGGCTTGCGTGGGAGCCCTTCACATATGCGCTCAAGATCCGTGCCTTGCGCTAAAGCCAAGACTTGCTTCTGCTGACTTTCTTGAGCAAGCAGCACTGAATAAATCCTCAAAACACCCCAAAAAGAATCGGGCCCCGCCTTTGTTGATTGATGCGTGCCATCTATTTTTTCTTCTCCTGACGCCGCATATGCCTGACGTGTTGTTTTTGTACCTCCCAAGGTTTAGGGAATTGGTTGCTGGGGTGGCTGCTACGAGATTTTCTAGCCGATTGTTTGTGCCATCCCCATCTATGTGGTCAATGTGCTTCTCGGGCCACTCTCCATATGCAATGACCCACACAACTCTGTGAGATCTAAAATTGGTTCCGTTTATGGACACCGTCACATAATTTATTCTCCCTCCCCGGGTAGACCATTTATTGCCTGCCTCGCGGCCCGCGTATTTCTTGTTCCATGCAGCGCAACTTCCGGAAGTTTTAAAGTGCTCTCGCGGACGCTCCTGCCAAAAAAGATGACCGCACGACTCGCTATACCTTAAGCACTCGCGGACGTAGTTGATGCTTACTGCTTTCATGCAAACCTCCAAATTAGACGCCGACTCGTAACGTGAGTCAGTCGTACCGCGCCATCAGGCCACCTGCTTGCTTTCTCGGATGATTGCTGATTTCAGCCAGTCCGCACTAAATGCGCCATTAGCAGCGTCTGCCAGCTGTTCTGCGTAGTTGGTTTCGCCCGTGTAATCGGTGCGTGGCAGCATTCCCCGGTCAATCCACTTGTAGACAGCGCGAACAGAAACTCCGCAAGCCTTTGCCGCTGCTGGAATTTTGCCGGGTATCTTGTCGATTGATTTCTTTAAAACGGACATTTAGGGAATCTCATGATGAACTTGCAGTACATCTTAAAACATGAACTGACTTTTCCGCAAGTACTATTGCACAATGAACAGATAGTTCACGACAACGAAAAAGACAGACTTATAAAGTTTGCTGCCCGGCTTGAGATGGCGTTACTCTCTGCAGGCATAAAGAAACACGGCTCAGGCGTCTTTCTATCGAAGCTGACCGGAGTCACACCAAGGGCTGCCAGTAAGTGGTCGAATGCCGAGTCGTTCCCGCGAAAAGCTCATATAGAGGTATTGTCTGACAGGCTAGGTGTTAGGCCTGAATGGCTTGAATACGGCATAGGGCCGATGACGCCAGGTGGAAATGTCACGATTGATTCAAATGCACGATCGAGAAGAAGAGCGCCCGTAATATCAGATGTTCAGGCGGGCTACTGGGGCGACTGCAACGATCCGCTACCGCCTGGGGTTGGTGATTCGTGGGAAGACGTGCCTAATGGCGCCGGACCGGATGTATTTTGGTTGCGGGTTATTGGTGACAGCATGACGAGTTATGCTGGCCCCAGCGTTCCAGAGGGCTCGTTGATTCTGGTGAACCCAGATATAAGCCCAGACAATGGCCGCCTGGTTGTTGCCAAGCTTACTGATAGCGAAGAAGTGACTTTTAAGCGACTGGTAATAGACGGTGGCCGGAAGTTCTTGAAAGCCCTTAATCCTGCGTATCCAGTGATTGAGATAAATTCGAACTGCCGCATTGTTGGCGTAGTCACCGAGTCTAAACAGAAGCTGTAACCCCCGCCCGATAACAACAGCCCGCCATTGAGCGGGTTTTTTATGTCTGCACGAAAATAATGTACTTTCGGTACTTGACCAACCTGAACTTATGGTTCAATATTCGCTCATCGAATAGCGAAAACAGGACAGGCAAATGACCACAACACAACGCACCATCCACACCGGCAGCCGGCGCCCAGTACGCGGCGCTACGGCCACCCCTATCCAGTCGGTCGAGCTGACCGGTATCGACGCTAAATCAAATGCGCAGCGGCTGGCTGAGTACACAGCACGGCGCGACAACTTGAGGTTTGCAGCATGAGCAACTGTAAATGTTTTGCGGAGTTTCTGGAGAAGATCACCGAGAACCTGAAGGTCCAGCTGCCGGAGAAAGAAGCGGCAACACTCAAGGCTGAGTGGCAAAACGAAGGGATTTTCTTCGGTGGGGGCGAGATGTCAAAAAGAGCTTTTATGCCAGTCGCCTATGAATATCAGCAATTCAAGAACTCTGGCGAGCCATACAAGAATATCAAGAAAGGTACCACCGACCTCTTGATGAGTTACTGCCCGCTTTGTGGCGAGAAGATCGAGAAAGAATCGGATAAGGAGGCAGCATGATCGACGCAACGATACATCACCCAATCCCAGCCGGTAGAAACGTGTTTCACACAATCAGGGGCCAGATGGGTCAGCTAGACCTGAATGCCGAAAAGGACGACACACTGCCAGAGGCGCGGGGTTTTGTGACGCGGGAAGAGGCCTTGGCGCTGGCTGAAGCCTTTGCTGAGCTGGCGATTGACATAGAAGGCGCTGAGACGATTGCGGCGCTGGCGAAAGGGGATGCGGCGTGAGCATTGAGTGCCTTCTGATAAAGCAGGCCAGGCTGTCAGACCTTCGCCGAGAGCTAAAGGCGCAAGGGCGCGAAGAGTCGGGCAAGTGCGAGCGCAAGAGAGCGCAAGTTAATTCCTTGGGGATGGTTACCACTGAAAGCTGCATCGGGTCTGTTTATCAGGGTTGGAAGGATGAAGCCGGCGAGGCTGGGATGAATTACTGGGGCTGGCCGGATTTTGAGGAAGTCTGGGACGAGGCAGTTGCGGAGGGAGATGTATGCCAGCACTGCCAGAACGTGCGAAGTCTGAAAAAGCAGCGAATGCAGGCAGGTCGAGAGATTGGCGGGGTTCGCGCAGCAATCACAAGAGCGGGCCGGAGACTGGCCCTGAAGGAATCAGCATGACCTTCCTAATCGAAATGGCCGCAGTCCTACTCATTGGCCTGGTCGTTAGCGCAATCGTTTGTCTCGCAACCGCGTCGTGCGCAATGAGTGTGCGTAGGGGGCCGGAATGAGCACCGTAACGCCAAGGCCGTGGATGTCAGTTCAACTGGTAAATGAGGACGGCAGCAAGATGACTGCGCAGGAGTCGTCTGAGTACGTGGCAAATACCGCCATTCATGGAAGCGAAGGCTTTTATGCGGTGCAGGCCAGAAAGGACGACGGCAAGTTGTACGACGTTTGTCATACAGGTAATGGGCCTGACTCCGAGTGGAACGCCAGCGCTATAGCTGAGGCCGTGAACTACCACGAGCGGCTGATAGAAGCGCTGCACCATGCAATGCAGTGCTGGGAATACGACGGCGTAAGTGACGAACATGGCGCGGTTGCAGCGGAGTGCAGCGCCATTCTAGCCAAGATGGAACAGGAGCAGGCGCAATGAGCAAATCATTAATGCAGAACCAGCGCGAACTGGACGACAGCGCCGAGATTGAAGGCCACGCTGAAAAAATCGAGCAGGAGCTGCGCGAAGAATTGCTGGACGGCGGTTATTACGACCTCTGGCACCGTGGCGGCATTAAGAAGCGCCGAGTCTACGACAGCTCAGACGTTATCAGCGCGATGATTGACTTGGACAGCAATACGTTTGACGCGGCAATCATGCTGTCCGGCAAAGATCCGCTGCAAGGCGCGAAAGCACTTGCGGAGCTAATGGCGCGGGCAGTCGATCACCTGGTTGCCGAGGCGCCCACCCTAGCGGCGGCAAAGTTTGAAATTGAAAATAAGGAGAAGGCGGCATGAATGCAATAGCAAAAACAAAAGGCATGGGGTTCGCCCTGCAGCCAAACAGCATGGATGAGGCTTTCCGCATGGCAGAGATGCTGGCCGGCAGTCAAATGGTGCCAAAGAACTATCAGGGCAAGCCACAGGACGCGCTGGTCGCAATGATGATGGGCTCTGAGCTTGGGCTCAACCCGATCCAGTCCCTTGCCAATGTTGCGGTGATTAATGGCAAGCCTGCGATTTACGGGGATGCACTTCTGGCTCTGGTTCAGAACCACCCGAAGTTTGGCGGGCATGAAGAATCGTTTGAAGAGAACGGCATGGTCGCCACCTGCACGGTTTGGCGCAAAGGTGACGCTACCAAACACACAGTCACGTTCAGCCAGGCTGATGCACGAAAGGCGGGGCTTTGGGAAAAGTCCGGGCCGTGGACTCAATACCCAAAGCGGATGCTTATGTGGCGTGCCAGAGGCTACGCATTGCGCGACAAGTTTGCCGACGCCCTTGGTGGCCTGATTACCGTCGAGGAAGCGCGGGATATTCCCGAGCAGGATATGGGTTCGGTGCAGCGTCATGAGCCAAAGCAAGAGGCCCGCCCAGCCCTTGAGTATTACGCGGATGAACAAATGGCAGAAAACATGCCCAAGTGGAGAGAGATCGTTCAGTCAGGGAAGCGAACTCCGCGTCAGATCGTGTCGATGATCGAATCTAAGCATTCCCTGAGTGACGCCCAGAAAAGCGAAATTCTTAACCTGGAGCAGAGCGATGAGAAGGAAACCGCTTGACCTGACTGGTCGCCAATTCGGGCGGCTTTCCGTCACCAGAGAGGCCGAAGGCTATCGCAGCCCTGGCGGCCAACTCCACCGGCAGTGGCTTTGCTATTGCGCCTGCGGGGAAATGGTGCGGGTTCGGCAACAGCATCTGACAAACGGGCATACGGAAAGCTGCGGGTGCGCGCCCCGTGATCGCCGCACCACCCACGGAATGAGTAAAACACCTGCTTATAGCTCGTGGAGCTGCATGATGAGCCGTTGTTACAACGAGAGAGATATTGGCTGGAATAATTACGGCGGACGAGGCATTCGCGTCTGCGATAGATGGCACGAATTCTTGAACTTTGTTGCCGATATGGGCCAGCCAACTGAGGGAATGTCCATAGACCGCATCAATTCTGACGACAATTACTTGCCAAGCAATTGTCGGTGGGCCGACCGCTTTCAGCAGGCAAACAATCGAAGAAATAATGTCCGACTCGTCTTCGGTGGGAAAGAAATGACCATTGCCGAGTGGGCGCGAGAGATCGGAGCTGATCCGGCAACACTTAAACGAAGGCTTGATAAGGGCTGGTCTACTGAAGACGCCCTTTCTATCCCGATAGGCCATCCGACAGACCTGATGATTGAGTCGATCAAAAAGCTGCACAAGTCTGGCGAGGACAGCAGTAGAGCAAAGATGACATTCGAGGCTGCCGAACGGATGCGCGAATACAAAAACGAGAACCCTAAAGCTTCCCTGGAGGCTCTCGGAAATCAGTTTGGAGTCGGCAGAGAAACCGCCCGGAAAGTAATCAGGAGATTAGCATGGTAATTCTTCAGGAAGTTCAAGGCACAGACTCTTGGCACCAGTTGCGCAGCAAAAGATTCACAGCCAGCGAAGCCGCCGCGGCCTGCGGCGATCACAAATATATGAGCCGAAACGATCTACTGAACCAGAAAGCCACCGGCCTTGTGCCGGAGGTGGATTCTTATCAGCAGAAAATCTTTGACCAAGGCCACAAATTTGAGGAAATGGCCCGAAGCATTGCCGAAGAAATCATGCAGGACGAGCTTTTCCCTTGTACGTGCGAGGACGATACCGGCACCTACCTGGCCAGCATGGATGGGCTCGATATGTTGTCCGAGCGGGGATGGGAGCACAAATCCATCAACGACAAACTGCGCGCTGCGACCGCCGAAACACTGGAAGATCATTACAAGTGGCAAATGGACCACCAGATGATGGTGACTGAGGCTGAGAAGATCCTGTTTATGGCTTCGGACGGCACAAAAGAGAATTGCGTGTGGTTTTGGTATGAGCGCGATGAGAAGCGCATCGAGCGCTTGATTGCTGCCTGGGATCAGTTCGCCAAAGACCTGGCCGAGTACGTACCTGCGGAAGCTGAGCAGCCAAAGGCAGAAGGCAAAGCCCCTGACGCCCTGCCAGCGCTAACCGTTCAAGTGCAGGGCATGGTCACAGCCAGCAACCTGAAAGCGTTTGAGGAAAGCGCCCGGGCCACCCTGGCCGGCATTAATACAGATCTGCAAACCGATGAAGACTTTGCCGACGCTGAAAAGGCGGTCAAGTTCTGCAAGGACGTTGAAAAGCGGCTGGATGGTGCGCGGGAAAACGTGCTGGGCCAGATGCAGACCGTTGATGAGGTGGTGCGCTCCATTGATTCGATCAAGGAAGAAACCCGCCAGATCCGCCTGAAGCTGAACAAGGCAGTCACGGATCAGAAAGAGGCGCGGAAGTTGGAGATTCTTTCCGCAGCAAAGGCGGCCTATTGCAAGTTTTACGGGGCGCTGGAGTCTGCACTGGAAGATGAAGCGGGCGGCCTGGCTATCACCCTGAAAGAAAGCAATGGTCCGGACTTTGCCGGAGCCATGCGGGGCAAGCGCACAATCTCCAGCCTGCAAGGAGCCTGTGACGACACGCTGGTCGGCACCAAGATTGATCTGAATGAAATCGCCGCTGCTATCCGGGCCAATATTCGCCAAATGAGCGAGCACGCTGGTGATTACAAATTCCTGTTCCGCGATTTTGGCCAACTCTGCCAGAAGCCAGCAGAAGACTTTGCCGCCATCGTGAAGTCTCGCATTGCCGATCACAAAGAAGCCGAGCAGGCGCGACTGGAGGCGGAGCGGGCAAAGATTCGGGCCGAAGAAGAAGTCAAAGCCCGCCGCGAAGCTGAACAGAAAGCCGCCGCTGAGCGCCAGGTTGAGCAGAAGAAGGCCGAAGACGCCCGATATGCCGCAGAGCAGGAAGCCAGGGCGAAAGCTGAAGAGGACGCGAGAGCGCAGCGGGAGTACGCCACACGACAAGCAGCTGAGGCCGCTGAGCTGGCCGGGGCCGAACTGATACGTCGGCAACAGGCTGCCGATGCGGAGCCAGTCGCGCAAAAGACCGAACGCCCCATGCCTGCCATGGCGCAAGAAGATGCGCTGGACGCCACGCTGAGAGGCGAAACCAGTGACGGGCAGATCATGATTGATCGCGCCGAATACAACCGCCTGGTTGATGATAGCAACCTGTTGTCGGCCCTGCGCGCCGCTGGTGTGGATAACTGGGAAGGCTGGGATCATGCCATCGAAATCATGCAGGAGGCAGCGTAATGTTGATATTTTCCTACGACACCGAAACCACCGGATTGCCTAATTGGAAGCTGCCCTCTGGCGACCCGGCGCAGCCGCATCTGGTGCAACTTGCCGGAATTCTGGCGGACACTGAAACCCGCTCGGTCGTTTCCAGCATCGACCTAATCATTCGACCCGATGGCTGGGAGATCCCCGAGGTAGTAACGGCCATCCACGGCATTACGACCGAGAGAGCACTGAAAGTTGGCGTTAGCGAAGCCGAGGCATTCGCCGCCTTCATAGCGTTGTGGGGCGGCCGGCAACGTATCGCCCATAACCGCACCTTTGACCAGCGCATTATGCGGATTGCCGCCAAGCGGTACGCCGATGAGGCCCTGATTGAGCGGTGGGCGGACAAAGCAACTCACGGCTGCACAATGATGGATTCTAAAGAGCCTATGGGTATGTCGAAATGGCCGAAGTTGTCTGAGGCATACAAGCATTTCACCGGCAAGCCGCTGGAGAATGCGCACTCTGCCATGGCCGACGCTCGCGCCTGCCTGGACGTATATTTTGGCATTCTTGACGCCAAGGAGGCCGCGTAATGCCGAAAATCAAACTAACCCTAACCCGCGATACCCTGGCAAAACTGAGGGCCATGAAGAAGGCTAACAGCAGTCTTTCTAAGCGCGACTGCGGACACAACCTTGGCGTGTGCCTTATCACGCTGAACCGGGCGGCGGATCGCGCAGGGTTGCGTAAAGAGTTGACGAAGATTTTTCCCCCTAGCGTGTTTAATGGCGCGGAGTCGGCAAAGCCAACGGCTAAATCCGTGCAGAGAAAGTTGGACGAAGAACTCCGCGCCGAAATTCGCCGCCGTTACACCCGGGGCCGCAGCCATGCTGCCAAAGCCTGTGAGCTTAACAACGAATCCGTTGCGCTATCTCTGAACACGACTCGCGGCAACGTGTACAGCGTCAGCAAGGGCCGGACGCCTCGGGGCGTGAACGCTGAAACGGTTGAAAAGATCCGGGCTGCTATCGTTCGGCGTCATTACCACCAGCGCATGGCCTTGGCCGATACGGCAGCCCAGATTTCGCGGGATACGGGCCTGACTGAGCTTATGGTTCGCAATCTGTGCCATTACGTGCGCCAGAGCGAGCGCGCGGGAGGGTCGAGCGGAATTGAGAAGGGTTCGGCCTGGCTATTTCTGACAGCGCCGGCTGTCAGCTTCGGTGTTTGCCAGGGGTATTACTGAGATGAGCAACTTACAGGAATGGATCAATGCGGTCTTGATGGCCGCTGATGCGGAAGGCACAGCGAATGCGGAAGTTATACCCACATGGCCAGCGGATTGCGTTGAGCGCTTTCCCGATAGGTTTCCACAGCTAACCGTTGGGGCTTTGCGGGACTGGCAAACCCGCCCCAAGTTCACAGCGCTATGCCAAAGCAAAACAAAACAGATCGGAAAGCCCGTTGGCTATCTGGTCCAGAACGAAGCCGGGGGACTGGCAGCGGTACATAACCTGGGCCGCGTGACCTGGCTGGATGATTGTGTTGCTGGGCCGGTTGAGCGTGAAGACAACGCACAGGATGGCGGAGGCTTGGAGGTCCAAAAAGAGTTTTGGGACAAGGCTTGGGATTTTTCAAATGAATTTATTGATGGCTACGAGTTTATTGGCGATAAGGGGTATTACACCCCAGGCAGTAAAGAGCGTCTTTTGATTAAAGATTGCGTTTCAGGGCTTTTGTCCGAGATGGAAGAGAGCAGCTTCATTGGCTCCCGTGCACAGCAGCCCAGCGCCGTGGTGCAGAAACCTAATATGTTCTGGGACGACAGCAACCCGGAAATGTCTCAGGAGTCTGAATATGACCTTGCAGATTACTGTGCCCAAGATCTGCCTTGCGGAGAATCAATGCTAGTAGACGTGATGTGTGCCGAGATGCTGCCAAATCGGACTATGAAAGTCTGGATCGACAACGAAGACGACGGGGTTCACTGGGAGTGGGTACAGCCACAAAAACAGGAGCAGGAATCGTGAGTGATATCGAGACAAGGCAAGAGGCCTTTTTAAAAGCGTTAAGCAGTGCAGGAATTTCACCAGAATATCAGGGCGATGGAGTATTCACCGGCCAGTCGCGGCTATTCGAGATGGTATTTGACGCTGCCTGTAGCTGGCAAGCACGAGCCCAGTCCGATGGCGGGGCTGTGCCGGATTGGGAGCATCGGCAAACAGATACCCATGCTGGATGGGTCAACGAGTTGCTGACCCTAGCCGACCATCACGAGAAAATTCCCGGCTTTGCTCGTAACGCAATGCAGACAATAGCTCGTGGGCTACTCTCAGTCACCCCACAACAGCCCAACGCCGTGGTGCCGGAAGGGTGGCGCGTCTTACCCGAAGACCTGGAAACCCATCTCTGGGACTTCAAGGCAGCGGTTCACCACATGATTGAATGCAATGGTGGTGATACCGAGGGGTACTGGTCGCATCAAGCGAAGACTCTTGAAAATATTGAAAAAATGATTGTATCCGCACCACAGCTGCCCAGCGCCGCAGTGCCGCAGGTAGCGACCGAGCGGCGGTATTTTAGTGCTCAGTCGTGGCATGAAAGCGCCCCGCAGCTACCAAAACGGGAGCAAGAATCATGAGCGAGCTTAAGCGGGAAGCGTTTGAAAAGCACAACTTGATACCTTCTGATGCAGAGTTTTGCGACAAACATCAGATGTACAAACACAAGCAATATAGGGGCGTGATTGAACATCCAATAAACGAGCTTTGGGAATCGTTTTGTGATGGCGCTCAATGGCAGGCCCGCACGCAGAAAGCGATTGTTACGGAAGTTGAACGCTGGAAAAATGCTGCACACGATCAAGCGGAAACTATCAGCGAACTACAGGAATTGGTGCATTGTCAGCGCCAAGCCAGCGCCGTGGTGCCGGCAAAATATCACAGGCGGCTAGTGGAGGCTTTGCGTTTTTGCGTTTCCGTTATGTGCGACGGTTCTCGGTTTGTAAGTTATAGCCAGCAAAAATCGGCGGCCCAAGATGTTCGCGCCATTCTAGCTGAACTGGAAAAGGAGCCGACACAGTGAGCGAAATTAGTTATCAGTGCTGGATCTGCCCGCAATGCTTTGACGATAGACATCACACCCCTGACGATGATTGTATATTTAAAATGGTTTGCCAAGCACTCTCAACACATTGATTTTATTATGGCTGTCATTGGCATAATATACAGTTTTGGCGCTCAATTAAGCCAGACACTTAGCGGTGTTCTGGCTTTTTTGTTTTCAGGGCAACTCAAAACAAACTTAACAGAAACTCAAAACCCCATCGCGCATGATGCAAGACTGGGCGGACTACGTGTATTCTTTGAGTGGTAATGTGGTGGGGATTCATAGGGCTAATGATTACGCGCCGACCAATCTGTTAGCGTAGCACGTCAAGCATCGTCAGAAGTCTGGGCGACATCTCGTCAGACCAGTCACGGAACTCTTCTGCGTTGAAATTTTCCATGTGCATAATCACCCCTAAAAGTCTATCCTACCAGAAACTCCCAGCAGCCAGTAATATTCTGTTGCCTGCCCATGCCCATCACTCCAAACACCATGTCTATCAATAGGCGCGTAATTTTCAATGAAGAAGTTGATCTTCTCAGTGCCCACTTCTAGCCGAGGCGTGACAGCAAACCGCCAACTATCAACAGCCCATGCGTATGAGCCTTTGAACTTATCCATACCATGCCCGCGAGTTTCCTTAGTTACCCAGTCGGTCACTCCATAACCTTGCGCAAGAACGGAAAGCTGCACGTACTTGTAACGCACAACTTGCTCCACTTCGAGGACATACCGAGCGATCTTTCCGCCCGCTACTATGTCACCTCCGGGTGGAGAGTAGGCAAGCTGCCAGTTGATGTGCGCCTCTTGTGCCAGCGCTGGTGAAGTAGTAAGCATCAGCAGGCATAACGTGATGATTTTCATGTTTTCCCCTACTCAGGCCAGACGAGCACCGGCATCTCTGCCAGCAACTTCATACGGCCAGTCCACATCGTCCAGAGACATAGCACCCGATGCGACGGCATCAATGAACTCGCCTTCCAGTCGGATCAGCTCAGACCGTAGCTGGCCAATCAGCCGGAACGCCTGCTCAACGTCGGCGACAGGATGGTTGGCTATGAATTGACCGTCACTGTCTTTCCATGCCAAAAAGGTTGTTTGCCCGGAGTCCTGAGCCGCTAATCTGGCTTCTTGCAGCGCTTGCCTGTTAGAAGCCTCGCCGGAGTATCGTACGCCTGACACCATGACGCCCCGCGCTTCGGCTGCCTTCCGCTGGGCCGTGATTCTGGGCGCTGCAACGTCGCGGTAGTAGATTTTCAACTTGTCGGCGTAAAAATAGCCAGTATCTTCGGCCTCAGTGCTGCCGTACTGCACGTACAGAGACGCATCGTGCCCCGAGAATCCGGCGGCGGAAATCTCGTCAAGTCGGGCCTGCTGCTCCGCCGTTAGCGTCAGTGGCGCAATAACGAGGTCTGACAAGTGCCCATGCTCGGCAATCAATCGCTCGTAGTACCGGCGGTTGTCGGTATGCTTGGTGCGCTCAATACCAGCGTCTTTAAATGTGACGCGCAAATGGTGTGGGGTCATATCGGTTTTAATCATGGTTATATCCTCGAGATGATGAATCGCTGGTTGTGGGTGAATCGTATTCGGTGGGTTTTCAGGCAAGCGTCTTTGACAAAAAGCTGGCAGTCGGCCATGCCTGCGTAGCTGTACCAACTGGTCAGCGACTGGAGCGCCTCGCTGATGCTCATCCGCCCCGCTGCCAGTAGTTGATCGGCAGTATTCAGTCGCAGAATAAAGGCGCCCTTCTTTTTGGATGTGAGGCTCAGCCTGGCCGGGCTTATCTTGTAGCCCAGAGTTTCAAGGCCGCCTCGCAGTGGTCGTATAAAGCACTTGCGGCCTGGGAAGATGAGACGGATTACATCGCGGCCAAAGGCTTCAATGCAGCCCAACATGTCGCCGGCTTGAGCCTTGCCATCGACCAGCAACACCAGATCATCGGCGTAGCGCACATAGCGTTTTACTTTCAGCGTGCGTTTTATGTACTGGTCAATCTCGTTCATCATCACGTTCGCCAGTAGCTGGGAGGTCAGATTGCCAAGCGGCAGGCCCTTTTCTCCGGGCGAGCTGTCGATGATTCTTTCAATGAGGTCCAGAGTTTTCTGGCAGGTGACTTTGCGCCGAACAATGGCCTTCATCACCTCCCGGTCGATACTGTAGAAAAACTTCTGAACGTCCGCCTTTACGATCCATGGGTCGTGGTAATTGATCGAAGCGCTGCGCATGTGCTGCTGAATTCTAAGGACCGCCTTCTGGTTGCCCTTGCCGCGGATGCACGCGTAGCTGTCGTGCATGAATTTGGGCTCGTAAAAGTCCCTAAGAACGCTGTTTACGGAATGTTGAGCGATCTTGTCCCGATATCTGGGCGCGTAAATGACGCGCTCTTTTGGCTCGTAAACAGAGAACTTGAAATACTCGTCCGGCCTGTACTCACCTCGGACCAGCTCTTGCCTTAGCTGCTCCAGGTTGTGAGTTTCGTTGTAAGAAAACCGAATGGCGCCTGCCTTGTGCTTTGGGCTTCCGGTTCGGGTCTGACTGTAAGCTCTGGCAAAATTCTCTGGTGACACAATTCTGTCGAACAAAACTATCCTTAAAAAGGTCGAGGACGCCAATGCTTAGAGTGACGCCCTCTTTCGGGTTTCTGACAAACGACCAATGTCGCTGGCAGCAGACACAAACCCCCTTGCAGTGCGCGTTACGCACGCATCAACTCCTGAAAGCCGTAACCGTCAGGACGGGGTTAACACAGCAGGGCCGGCCGCCAACCGTTATTCGAATTCGCATTCGAAGCGGTATTGCGATTGAAATTCGCAAGGTCATCGTTGCCACGATTGACGCGGTTGGAGGAGGTTACGGTTCGTGCCTGGGTTTCCCGGCGGATTTCATGAATCCAACCAGAATCTTTTTAATCTCGGTGATCTTCAGGTCGATCTGCTCAAAAAAGCCTTTACTAATGTACCGCTCATGGCGGCTGAGCCGATAGAGCGTCACGAGATTCTGAAGGCGAGCAGCCGCCTCCTGAGTCGCTTTCTTTCTCATGCTGGGCACTTCCTTCGCGGTCGCCACGCACTCCAGTAAACTGACAAACGTCTCCTTGATGTGCTGGCAGAGAGCGTGCTTCTCGGCTTTCGGGTAATTCTTGAAGGTCGGATAAACCTGGAAGAAAAGCGCCTCAATTTTCGAGTAAAGAATCAGACTTTCGTGCTGCATGATTTCCCTCAGTGAGCGCTTGGCAGCGGGTCAAGCCCGCTACGCTTCGCTAAATCAGTTGCTAGTGATAAGTTCCAAGGCCGGCCGCCAACCGTAAGACGAAGACGCAGCCGAAGCGGTATAGCGAGAGAAAGACGCAAGGGCAACGTAGCCACGAATGACGCGGAAGGAGGAGTTTGTATCAGACGTTTCCTGACACCATGACGCCCTGCCATTACCTATTCCGATGGACATATCTCCATTCGTATAGTTTGCCCAGTTGCCGCCTGCCTGCGGGCCGCCGTGTCGATCTGCGGTCATGCCATCGGTTGCGGGAACGCTTGGCACGGCTTGGTGAATCCGATAGATCAACTCATTCCACTCCGATCCGCCGCCTACGTCCATCTGGTACATGTCAGCCGTGAAAAATAGCGGGTCAGATTCCGGGAAAGGGTCGGCGCCCGCACCAGTTGCCAGGCGCACAGCGAATTCAGCCCCGGATTTTGCCACTTTGACTAGCTGATTGGTCGACGTGCCTCGCGGGTATTGGCCGTCCCCGTCGATGCCGTAAACAAGGCCCCGCGAATAAATGTGATCCCAGCTTATCGTGTGGCGGAATGGCTTCTTGGCGATGTATTTGATCTTGTTGTTGTGCGCAAACTTGAGCCAACCGGATTCGGAGTTTTGCGACACGCCCTCTGTAATGCCGGTGATGAAGGCCAGATTGTCCCCACTGAACAGCTCGCCCGCACTCACCTCGCCGAAGAAGCCTGCTGCCATATCGCCTGCGATTAGCTGCTGCGGGCCGGGGCCGAAGGGGGTTTCGGCAATGCCTGAGTCTTCAGTCACATAGCCGCTGGCCGTTAAAGAAATCGTAGGGCTGGCGCTGGAGTCCGATGCAATCAGGCGATCTCCCGGCTCAAGGTTGATGGTGCGCGGCATAAACCATTCATCAGTAACGGAAAGCCCTGAGACGATCTCGGTGGCGCCTGACGCCGATTCGCGCTTGATTGTCAGCGTGCCGGTGCCGGAAGCGTAAAGCCCGTGCACGGCAATCTCGCCGTTGCCGGGCGCTGTCAGGATGGTGGCGTCTGATGCGGTTAGCGCTACTGTGCTGGTGGTCAGTGACATAGTTCAGTCCTCAAGAAAATAGCAGTGACATAAGCACTGGGTTTGGTTTTGAATCCACAATGCTGTGAACGGCTTTAGAATCTGGAAAGGCGTTCTCTGCGCCTTCGATAGCCTCGCTTGTAGTGGCTTTCTTGACAAAGCCCGCTGCTGTTGTCGTAGCCAGCGGGTGATCATTGGTGTTTGCGTGGGCCGTGATCCCTGAGTCGGATATCACAGTTGCTTCAGCGTCTGTTGTGTATTGCGCGTGAGGGTCAGTAGCCGCTTCGTGAGCCGCTACCACCGACCCAGCAGCCGCATGAACCCCAGCCGCGTCAGGAAACTTGTCAGCCGTACCCGCCTCGGCTTCTGCTGTTGTGGCTTTCTCGACAACCCCTGCCGTTGTCGTAGTGGCGGGACTTGCCGGGACCGATACCCATTGCGTCCCGGTCCAGACACGCATCCCGTTTTCAGTGCTGTTGAAGTACAGAGCGCCGGTCAAAAGCGGGTTGCCGTCGTTATCCGTGGTTGGCGCAGTCGCTTTGGCCCCAAGGTAACGATCATCAAAGCTGTCGTAACTTGCAGCAGCAGCAGCAGCGGAATTGGAGGCGTTGGACTCGCTGGTGGCCGCTGCGGACTCGCTGATCCCTGCGGCTGTCTCGCTGTCAGCGGCGTTGCTCTCAGACGTAGCAGCGGCCATCTTACTGTTACCGGCGTTGGACTCGCTGGTGGCTGCGTTATTCTCGGAGAGTCCCGCAGCCGTTTCTGACGTTGCCGCGGCACTCGCGCTGGTATCTGCACTGTCCGCACTGGTACTGGCACTACTGGCACTACTGGCGGCACTGCTTTCACTGGTCTGTGCGTTGGTTTCAGACGTGCTTGCAGCCGTTTCTGAAAAACCAGCATTAGTTTCAGATGCTGATGCGTTCGATTCAGATGCTGATGCGTTGCCTGCACTGGTCGATGCATTGCTGGCGCTGGTATTGGCCGCAGAAGCTGAGGACGCAGCGTTACCCTCCGATGTAGATGCATTACTCTCGCTGGTACTGGCTGCACTCTCAGAGACTGCTGCATTACTTTCACTTGTTGCTGCATTCGCCTCACTTGCACTAGCAGCCAATTCAGACGCCAATGCTGCTGCTACACTAATATCAATACCCGCTTTAGTAGGGTAGGTAGCAATAAGTGTCGCTGATCCACTATCATTCCTATAAAGTTCAAGATATATATTACTGTTACCAGAAGGCGCTGAGAAGTAGTCACCGTCTCCTGTGGCAGCAATACCTGCCGCTGTGTCGTCATAAACAGAGCCACTTAGTTCAGCAGCATCAGCTGCCCGTTCCGCCCTATCCGCATCAGCATTAGCATCCGCTGCATATTGTAAAGCAGTGGCTAGTGAGGCAAATCTTACTTGCTCTACAGCAATATCACTATTATTTAGGTAGAGTACAAATTCGCTGCTTTCAGGAACAAAGAAATAATCACCAGTGGTTGTCCCTGCAATACCTGATGTTGTGTCGTCATAAACACCGGCTGATGTTAGTGCCCCAGCATCTTGATTGAGTGATAATTGTTGGTCTATACGCCGTATAGAACGAGTGAAGATAGTCGCTGTCTCAATATCCCCCTTACTCATTTCTGGGATGTTATTGAGTGCAGTAAAGTCCCTGAACACGGCATAGACTGAACCAGAAGCAGTGGCTCCGGCCCATGGTGCAGACAGGGTGATCTGTGTGTCTGTGCCGACAGCAGCGACGGTATAGGGAACAGGGACGCCGGCGATAACGAACCCGTCACCTACGCTTACGTTGGCCAGCCATGCCGTGCCAGAGCCTGTTACGACAGCAGAGCCGTTTGTGACGCTGGCTAGACCGGTTTTATATTGCATTTAGCTTGCTCCTTTGAATTCTTTGTGGTGCTGGGTAGTTTTGAGAAATACTTTGGTTAGATTTATCCATATGGAACAGGTAATCCATCTACATTAACAACAAGCACGAGTAGAGGCATACCACTATTAAAACCGCTGCTAGAACTTGACCCGTATACGCCCACAAAAATATACTGCATCTTAACTGTAGTTCCTTCCGTCCACACCCCTGTGCGATATGTAGATGGATACGATCCGCTCGGTGCCCGTGTCGTTGATCGGGTGTATGTTTGGATAAGGGCAGATCCACTGGGTATACTACCGATTACGTGCGTAGAGTACCTGTCTGTAGGTACATCACTTGCTGCGACAAGTACATCAACAATCTTCAGGGTAAGCCAGTCACTGTGAAAAACTATATTTCCAGCGCTATTGAAAACTTCAATCCCTGAGTTACCTCTGGGGGCTATCCACTGATCAAATATATAATAAGCCACCCAAGTAGAAGATGACTCAAATGAGAATCGTGCGTATAGATGACCAGCCACGTATCCAGGATAATATCCTTTAGGTCTTACCACTTCAACACTGACCAAGCCAGAACTGCTAGTTGTCCTAGTTGCTATAATAGGTCGATTAAGTCCAGTTATATCTACTAAATAATGCCGACCGTCCACCCCGTTATCCACAGGCATCCCGTTAGTAATGTAAGCGGATTTGCGTAAGCTGTAGTTAATATACTGACCGTCCACTTGTAACGTATCACCATCTGCATTAAATACCTGAAAACCTGCGGGCATTAGTAAGCTCCGTATGCTAAATAAATATCACCTAAAGTATCGCCTTCACCAAATGAAATGGATGAACTTTTCCAAGCATTTATATTCTGCACACTCCATGTCCATGACACAGTATTACCCGAAAAATTAACTACCGGAACTGGTGATGGGTAAGCATCATAAAATCCTTGGGGGGAGCTGCCTGGCAGGAAAAAGAAGAAGGGTGTTCCATTGTTAAGAATGTTATTAACCCTGCTACCATTAAAGCCTGCCGGTACTTCGTTATACGTGGCAGTAGTTAAAGGAAAGTAAACCAGCTCGATTACCCGCGTTAGGCGGTCAGTGATGCTTAAGGTTTTTGCTCCCGTAAGGCCACTCCATGTTTCTATGCCACTTGGCATTGCCATACTCCTATTCTAACTAACAACGTTCTCACAGAATTATATAAACGAGTACCATTTTTATCATGCGCAACGCCCGTAGAAGAATAACTCATGACAAGTTTCCGATTTTTACCAGTGGAGTGTTGTTCTCATCGTACACCGTAATAGTGTCACCAACCCACTCTACCCGACCACCGGTGGCCGCAGACTTCACCTCAAAAGATCCATCAGACCCTAGGCTCCAAAGGCCGTTATCCGACGCAAGATCACCAGAGAATGTAGCATTGCCCAAGGCATCAATAGAAAATTGTGGAGTGTCTACTATCAAATTCGCCCCATCATACTCAACACGATTGCCTTCCGGGTCTCCTAGCACACCTGTAGCAGCACTAAGCGCACCAGAGAAGGTGCCCCCAGCCGCGGATAAATCGCCAGAGAAGGTGCCCGTAGCAGCAACAAGCTCCCCACTAAACGAAGCATTGCCAGCGGCATCAACACTGAAGTTATCAGTATCTATCTCAAGCTGCGTTCCGTTGAAGTTGATGAAGTTGTCAGACCCACCCCCAAATCTGAATGTTCCGGTGCTGGTCACATTACCCGCGGCATCTATTGTCAACTTAGTGTTTGTGAAGCTGGATGCCTCCAAGTCACCACGGAAATAGGCATTGCCAATCTCATCAATACCAAACCGCAACTTATCACCAACAGCAGCCGCGGCGTTATACCCCCACATGAGGTAGGTTGTCCCATCAATAATGAGGGGGCCGAGTCCTGTTTGATATTGTGGTGTGTTTATATTATCAACGGATCGGATTAAGCCTTCTGATGTGATTGTCTCAGTTGCATTGATGACGCCTGCTGTAATTTTGGCAGCTGTTAGGTTTACAATCTTCTCGGACGCGACAGCACCAGCAGCAAGGTTGGCATCAATGAACGCTCTATCAGCCGGATCAATCTCAAAAGCCCATCCGGACAATCCACTCAGGTCTTGTACTATTTTCGTTGTGACTGAAAACTCTGCGCTGGTGTTTGTTCCAGTCTTGCCGAACAGGTCAAACGGCCTGAGTCGCACATAGTAGACAGTATCGTCGGCGAGCCCTGAGATTGAATAGCTGTTGTCAGAGACTGTTGCCACTGGCGCTGTGGTATCAGGATCAAAGCCTTGGGTTTCGCTGATCCAAATATCAACGCCTGCAAAGTCCAAATCATCCGGCCTCAGGTAGCTGATCTCGATAACGCTGAAACCTGGCACGACTGATAGGGCTGATAATGGGTCAGGGGCTGTGTTGCTGACATCAAGGAACGAATCCCTAGGCGACACCTGATTTTGCCGTGTGCGCATGATGACCGATATTCTAAATTCACGGTACGCACCCTTGACGCCATAACGGCGCTTGTAGTCTTCAGCGTTTTTCTCAAAGCTGTAGATGTATGCGTTATCGGTTACATTCTCTGTCCGAACCACTTGATCATCGGCGATTATCTTGACTTCATAATCCCGAAAATACTGATCAAGCTGAGACGCATCCGCCCCTTTCAGTCCGGCATATCCGATGCTTAACCAGTCATTAAGTGTCGATTTTCTCCAAGTGAACTTTGCATTCCGGCCAGTAAACTCAGTGTCGTTACCCTGTTCAAACAACTCAAGCCCGGACACGTTGGGCGCCGGCAGCTCCTTAAACGGATTATCTGCCGTATACTCCGGGTCAAGGACGTTGGTGGTTGTGAACAGCTTACTTATGCCGGTCTCATTGGCTACGCCAAATATATTGACCGTGCGCACCCTGATTTCATATTGGATGCCGTCTGAAAACACTTGAACCTTAGCGGTTGAATTAAACTGCCATCCGATGCGGCTGATTTCAAACCACTCAGGCTGTCCCGGCAAACGATACTCGGCAATGGCGTATAGGTAAGCAGGGGATGCTGGCTCGTCCACGTCGATGACCAGCGTAGAGAACTGCCCGTCTGGCGTCTTTGGTGTGTTGACTTGCTCTGTAATTGTGAAGTCGTTAACGTCCGGAGATGGATCGGCGTTTATAACAACGTTTTTCTCTTCCGACCAAATCGATGCCATATTTTCGGCAATAGCCTTAACCTGCACCCAATAGGACACACCCAGGCTCTTATCAGCGGGCAGCCTAAACTCGCCATCCGATGCGGATACAATGCCGGCGTTATTCCAAACCGTGCCATCGTCATCCACGGTCTCAAGTACGCCCTCATCCCCGGTTCTGTATCTCAGGCTGAAATATTGGATCTGTTGAGTTTCTTCGGGGTTTTTTTCGACCTGTACCGAGATAAAGCCTTGATCATAGGAATATCCGCTGTCGCTTGTGTTCACGACTGGAACAAGTGGCGCAACAAAGTCAGCCCTTGGAGAGAGCCCTGTGTTGTATGTCGGTAGGGCGGCGTCGTCTTCGTCATAGATTTCGTTGGCCGCGTTCACCAAAGTCAGAGATGCCGCGTAATCGTCCCTGTTTTCAATGCCAACGATAATACAATCAAGGCTAACCTTGCCCAGTTCGCCATAAACCGCAAGATCGCCCCTTGAAAGCGTCTGTGGTGAGCTGGAAAGCCACTCTCCATTGCCCTGATAAGTTGCATCGAACTCAGAAAAAACGGTGCCAGAGCTAACCTGGCGTACTTGGAAGTAATACGTATCGCCAACAACCGCGCCACGCTCTTCGTCCATAAAGAATGTGGTCGAAGCAGACACGTCTTGCGCTATGAAACCTTGACCCACGCCCACGTCGATCACGTCATGAGCTATCCGCACCATATCGCCACGCTCGGCAACAAGCGCTTCTATATCGGTTTCAAGTTCGTAAGTCTCACGCCTTAGCTTTTGCTCAAATAAAGTGAATCTGGCGTGTCTTTGCGCAAGCGCCGGACCGGTGACGCCCCAAAATTCGATAGTCTGAAAGGTTCCAGTTACTTCAACCCCCGCCAGTGGCTGAGCCGGGTCGTTGTTGGCAAACTTGTACGGATCGTAGTATGTGCTTTCGTCAACTTGATCTTCACGGTCTGCGTTCTGGAATTTAAACTTGATACCGTCATAGCTGGGCGGGAAATCCCTGCGCGATTTCAGGTTGGATGAATTTTTGGGCGTAAAAATCTGCTTAGGCGTTGTCCGTTTGATCTTTTGGACTACTGAGAACTTTCCCTCACGATAAGAAAAATCGGCGCGACCAGTGAAAGCGATGTTCCCCAGAACCTTGCGAATTGTCTCTTCATAGTTGACGTATTCTGACGTCTCCCACCCTTCAAAAAAGCAGCGGTCGCGCCAGTCTTCAAGCTCCACCAAATCAATCTTGTCGTTTGAGGTCCTGACCTTGCTGGCGTTGCCCTGTATAGCCCATCGGTAAAGCTCTGCCGGGTTGCTTGACGGCTTCATCGGCTCTGTAGCGATGTCAATTGCTGACCACTCTTTAGACCAATCAACAGGCACAACGGATTGAACCTGACAATTTAGGTTGTCAATAACGCCATTGAGCTGATCGGTGGCCCGGACTCTAAGGGCAATAATGGCAGGCTTAAAGTCGGGATTGTCATTGCTGACACCGAAGGACTTTAGGAAGCCTGAAAGGCTGAACTCTTGCTCGGATTTGATGCTTAACCATTGAGCGGTTTTGCGATCGTTTGAGCTGCCTATGTCTTCATTTATTGCTTTTCTTACCCTGAAGGAAACATTCCCCACGATTGGATTGCCAGAAAGGTCGACAGGTGCAACCCGAAATCCGCGAACAAAGAATGCCGATGTTTTCTCCCATGCACCGATAGTATTTATTCTATGTGGGACGGATGCGCTAAACAGCGCCAGGTTTTGCGCGGAATCATAGTACGCAAGATATGACGTTATATCGGTTAAGTTGTATCCAGCCGGCCTATACCCGCTGAAAATATCACCGCTGCCGGGCCTAACAACATAAAACCGATTACCATCTCTAAATAATCTGCCCGTAATAGTATGACTGGCAGTGCCAGTTATTGGTCTAGCTACCACATACCAGCTTGCGCCTATCTGATACTGTATTTCAATCGCATCTCCACGATGACTGGTCTGCCCTCTCAGGCCTTGAGGCCAAGCAATATCAATTGAAACTGCCTGAGCATCTGCTGCTGACGTTCTTGTTATAAAGCTGTCAAAATGAAGCTCCGAGGACACATTTTCTTGAACAACGCCAGCTTTCCAAACTGGCAGCAAAGAGCTGTAGTCCTTGTTGTTGTAGTTATCAACAACCTCATAGCTTACTTCTTCGTACTGTTCTATAGGCGTATCGCCAATCTGCACATCGGTCACGCTCAGTGGCCCGATACCAACGCACAGAAGCATGTTCAGGTATTCCTGATTGCCCGCCCAATCGGTATACGGCGGCGCTGCATGCGGCGGCGTTGTTTGACGCTTACCCAGCACAGAGGGAACAGGATCGTACTTGGTGGCCTCGTTTCGCGGCCCAGAGATGCGGTTAGCGCGTTCGTCTGAGCCAGGCCCTTCTGGTGGTTTAAACAGCAACGATGATGTAGCAACGATGACCACTGAAATGGCGATTGCAATATACGCAAGGGCTGTTCCGGAGATCCCTGGAACCTGAATAATCAGAACACTATCGCCAGCCTTAACAACAGTAGACCAATCCTCTACCCATTCCCCGTTAACTTGGGCCTTGGTGTAATCTCTGGACAGTCCCGAATACCGGTTGTAGATATCTTCAATGGTGCAACCACTATCAACTGTCTCATGAATAGGCGAAAGGATCGGGGCCTTGCTGACCCAAACGTCTACTTGAGACGGTGAAAGCTCTGAATTCTTCGCTGCCATTTTAGCCCCGTAAATCGTTCAATAACTGGATAGGTTGATTGTGGCATGGCGTGTAGCATTTCGTTTTTGCTAACCACAATGCCTACATGGATCGGCAATCCGATTATATTACATAACACCACATCACCGAACTCTATAGATTGCACTTCCCTGAATGCACCAACGGTTTCTTTTATCCGTCTTGCACCCTCAGCCGTATTGACATAATGGTCTGTCTTATCCGGTACAACGTCGTCAAAAGTGGGAAGCTCGACGTTGAAATGTTTTCGATAGAACAATACGACCAGTCCCCAGCAGTCCGCGCCCGCTTCTGAGCGACCGCCGGCCAGATAAGGCACTGAAAACACCCAATCAATCAACCGCCACTCTCCCATAGAGCCGGAAACAGCTCGGGTGTGAATCGGTAGCCTGGGAACTGAACGTCAAGGATGGGCTCAGAGACGAGCGACATTGAAACCGAGTTGGCAGATATATCAACTGAGCCTGACTCAAACGAGGAGGGACCGAACTCGACTATGTTTGGCGCGGAGGCCAAAACCACCCATAAATCAATCAGGATTCTGTTATTTGCGGATCTCAGGGCCCGGACGGTCTGAATGTCACCGGTTTCAAATTGAATCGTTGCTGAAGGCGCCGAATCTGAGTCCTTATCCTCTGGCAGCGATATATTGAACATGCCTCGCTGATAGGTCTGAGTAATCCCTGAAACGTTACTTTGTATCGACTCTGTGTTGTTGACGAAGTAGTACAGCGTTCCGTCGATATTGACCCGAAGAAGAGTCAAAACCGGATCGCCACCGCCACGATACGCCTGATTAACAAATGTATCTGACATAGGCATTATGGCAACTTCTCCAAATTGACTGTTAGTCTCACCAGGTCATTACTTAAAAACTCGCGACTGTATGGCCCGGTGAATTTATACAGTCGATCAGTTCCGCTCTCATAGTCCGGCTTATCGAACTCAAGCGCCCCGTTCGACAGCGTAGAAAAGTAAAACGTTTTGAAAGTATCGAATTGGGTCTTGCTGATCACATACCGCTCGGAAACGGTATGTAGGACGGCTGTAAACCTGTTTCTCTGTTTTGTGTAGCCGTCAAAGCTAGACCTTAAAACACTGTCTTGCGGCTGGTCTTCGTAGCCATCAACGTCCGGGTATTGCGGCAAGCTTGCTGGCCATGTTGCCATCGTTAAACTCTCCTTGCTTTTCTACGCATGCCAAAAGAGGATTCCATTTGGCGGTCATACTCGCCGCTCTGGATGTCTTCTCTCATAACATTGCGGATCAGAACCCTGATTTGTTTGTCGCCGCCTGGGCCTTGCGTTTCTTGTGTTTGGTATTCGTGATTGCCGCTCGTCATGTCGTTTATCTGCACCGTGACACCGCCGCCGCCGCCACCGCTCGTGCCCTTACTTTTGGTGTGGTCAATAACGGTTTCGTTAGGATGCAGAATTGCAGGAAAACCGCCCTTACCGTCCACTCCGCCAGACCTTGGGCCCGACCCTGTGTAGCCGCCCCCCTCAAAACTCCCGCCTATCAGTGCATAAGCGGCGACCAGCGCAGCACCGCCGACCACCGCCGCTGCGCCAAACGAGCCAATCGAGGCCACCAGTGCTGCCGGCAACCATGCAGCAGCCGTAGTGCCCGCCGCGGCTACCTGTGTGGCCGTGGTGGCTGTGGTCGCCGCGATACTGGCCGTAGCCGCAACAGTGGTTCCGGCAACGCTGGCCGCCGATTTGGTTGCCTCGGAAGCCACGACAGCGGCCGTTTCGGTGCCGATGCCAGCCATTTTCAGCGCTTGGAGTGCCGCCCACTGCGCAATCATTTGACCAATAGCGTTGACTACCGACCTGATCATGGTTCGCGCTAATCCCTTTAGCGCTTCTTCGGTGTTCTCTGAGTCCAATATCACGGCCTCAAATGCGTCTCCAAAACTACGAGTGAAATTGTCAATCACCGTTTTTGAGAGATCATCAAAATTAGTTAGATTTCTTTCAGCTGACTCCATCCACTGCTGCCAATAGGTCTCTTCTACCTCGAAGCGCTTACTTGCCCCTTCGCCGGCAATCTCTATCATCCGTGTCGTATGCTCTGAAAACGCAGCCTCCCTAAACCTTTCCTTCTCGGCAGCGCTAGTATTAAACGCATCAATTGCATCAATCTGATCGGCATAGCGGTCAAATTCTGCAAAAGCCGGGTCAAGCTCGCGGCGCATTTCAGACAGCGCATCCTCCTGTTTGCGCTGCTCTTCAATGGCCCGGGATGCCTTAAGCGTGTTGACGGCCAAGTCAAACTGTGCCTGAGAGGCCACATTAGATGCCAGCTTGTGCCGCAGCAACTGCTCTTCGTTCAGCGTTAGCTGTAGATACTCGTCCTGCAGCCCGGATATTATTTTTTGGACTGCATCGTTGGCTGATTGGGCCTCCCTTTTATTACTCGCTGATGCGGCGTCGGCCAACTTGTCACGGCGAGCCTCCAGCTGGTCGTAAACCTCTGTCATAGCCTTGCCGGTAGCTTTAAGAACTGCGAGCTCTTCCTCTACGCCTGCAAGCTGCATGGTGGCTGCACCGGGGCGGCCTTGGTTTGCAATGTCTTGCTGCTTTTTCTTTTTAGTGTAATTTTCTAATTGCGCTGACGCCGTAGCCGTAGCAATAGCATTCTCTGCCATCTGCTGGTTTAAATTCTGCATATTGCTTTCGGCTACAGCCATGGTCATGTCGTCGATGGTCTCGCCCATCTTGCGCACTTCTTTTTCAGCGTCAGACGCCGCTACTTCCGTCGCAAACAGCGCATCACGGAAGTAGTACAGGGATGCGGCAGCTATTAACGCAACACCGATTGGACCGCCCACGAAAGCCATGGCAGCAGACGCTGCCCGGGCAGTCACTGCAAGCACGGTATTCGCCCTTGATGCGGCATGTGCGGCCGCAGCGTAAGCAGTTGTGGCAGCGGTCGCTGCAGTCGTGGCTGTGGCATTTTGTGCAGACGCTAACGCGGCCAGTCTGGTTGTCGATGCCTCTGCGGCTCTGGCGCTTGTTAATTTAGCTGTCGCAACAGAAAGCTGGTTTGTTAAAGCAGATTCTGAAACTCTCAGTTCAGCCATTCTGGCAACAGATTTCTGTACGCCAAGAGCGGTTATCTGAGATCTTATGCGCTGAGCCTCTAAGGCTTTTTCTGAAGAAATAGCCGCCAAAGTTGCACTAAACCGCTCCACATTTTGCGCCGCCACTTGTCGGGCTATTACAGAATCCTGCACGGCGATTCTGGCACGAGATGCTGCTGATGCGCTTTCCGCAGCAGCCCGCCTTAAGGCCACCGCGGTTGCTGATTGCTCTGCGGCAGATAATCTTAGCGTAGCTCCAGCTAACTGAAGATTCGCGGCTTGATTCTTAACTGCTCCTACAGACGCTGCAATCATTGCTGATGCAAATTTTCCGCCAAACACAATCGCTGCCGGGCCGGCAACGGTCACCAAGTTGTCGATGTTTTCCGACAGCAAAACAATGGCCGCGCCAGCGGTACCCACAGACTCCGATATAGCGCTGTTTGTGCCCACCCACTCAAGAACTTTATTGTTTGCTACTGCTATGTTCTGGCTGAACGTGGCAATGGTTTTGCTGAAATTTCGGTCAATTTCTTCAGATGCTTGCTGCAGGGCTTTAACCACAATTTCTGCGGTGATGCCGCCTTCAGCTGCGAATGCCCTTAGCTCGCCAATT